CTATACGGCAGCGGCAGAGGCGGCATTGTCTTCCTGACGGGCAACCGCTTTTTTATTCTCGGCGATCTGCTCTTTCAAAAGGTTCATCAGTTCATCAATTTGCCTATCCTTTGATGCAAGGCTCTGTGCCTGTTGTTGAAGAACAGCCCACACGTCTTTCTGAATTGTCACGCCGTTTTCACTGTTCAGGTTAGTTTCAGGCTCATTCTTGAACATTTCTCCCTCGCCTGTCAAAATCCAAACTTCGTTTATATTTTCATCAAGTCGGCAGAGTTTCTTTGCAAACTTGTCTGATAAAGGCACACGCCCGTTCACAATCTGAGAGAATGAAGACTTTGTGTAACCCATTATCTCAGAGAGTTCTCGGTCGTTTTCTGCTACGCCTTTGTAGAGCAGCCAATTAATGGCTTTTCTTATTCTCTGTATCTCCGTCATACGCTTAATTAAAGTTAAAAATCGCAATTTTATTTCGAAAAATTCTTCTAAAAGCGAAATTTAGTTTATATTTGCACACAGTTACGGTTAAATAACCGCACAAAGATACGAAATAAGAATTAAAATCGGAAATAAACTGATAAGTAAAATCGAAATTTTAACAAGAATTATGGCAGAAATGATTTTCAAAACGGATTGCCAAAAAGAGCGTGAAGCACGTGACAGGGCAATTTACGATGACTACAACAGCCTGATGGCGGTCAAGGGTCAGAGCAAAATGATGGTCATTCAGCACCTCATGGGCAAGTACAACGTTCACAGCATGGGGACGATTTACGTTATCCTGAAACGTGTTGAAGAAAGCCTGAAAACAGAGGAGGTGTAAGCGTATGGCAAGCAAAGAAGCGAACAAGGCGAAGTATCAGTACAACAAGAAGTACATGGAGGCATATTGGGAACGCCGAGCGCAGCGTGAGAACGGTCAAGTAGAGACCGTGAAGCGGCGTGAGAAGTCTGTGACGCTCTCAACAAACGACAAAGACTTCTTCCCTGAACTCGCCAAAATGGACGTTGAGACCTCAGTCAAACGTGAGGGGCGTTCGGACGCAAAGTACATCAAGGCTCTTGAAGACGCTAACAGAATGTACAGGAGTGAGAACAAACGCCTGATTAGACTTCTGACAAAATATCAGGAGGTAATCAAGCTCGGTTTAACAGCATTAAAACAAAAAGAAGATGAAGAAATCTAAGGTTTTCAAATGGGTGTTGTTGCTCGCCCTCGCCACATGGTTCACGTTCTCTTTTATCGTGCTTATCGGCGAGGAAGACCCGAAGAACCCTTTGACCCTCATTCAGTTTTTCTTTATGAAAGCGGGGGCGTTGGCAAGCACAATCGTGACAGGGTTCTGTTTCGCGAGGTTGTACGAAAAGGGGTTCTTGCCTGACCTCTCAAAACTGATTGAGGAGGAATAGCCTATGTGTGAACTTTATGAACCCGAATTGGACGATTGACTTATGAGCGTAACACTTGAAGAAATGAACGAGAAGCTCGACCGTATCGGCGAGTTGGCTCTGATAAGCGCAAAGACGGTTCTTGACCTGAACGAAGCTGCCCTGTTCACGGGGTTCAGCACGGCGCACCTCTATCGCCTGACATCAGGGCGGCAGATACCGCACTTCAAGAAGAACCGCAAACTTTATTTCAAAAAGTCTGACCTTGAAGCATGGATGTGCGACAACAGAGTTCAGACCGAGAAAGAGATAAACTGCAAGGCAGCAACATATTGTTCAACCCACAAAAGATAAAGTCTATGGGAGAGAGAATAAACAGCCACCTGAGGCTTATTCGTGAACGTCTTCTTTCAGGCGGTTCTATAACACCCCTTGAAGCCCTGAGGGACTTTGGCTGTTATCGCCTCGCCTCTCGTATAAGTGACCTCAAAAAAGAGGGTCTGAACATCAAGAAGACAATGGAGAAAAGCGTCAGCCGTGTGACGGGTCTCACGGTCAGATACGCAAGATATTTTTTAAGCCCGAAGAAATAAAGCAACGCCCGAAGCATAAAGAGGGCATAAAATAACAAATAAAATGGAAGAAATCATCGAAGTAAAACAGGCTGATATGCTCCAAGCTCTCAACCGAGCTGACATTGACGCACAGGTTGCCACGGCACACGCCTACCCCCGTGACATCAACAGAGTTTTGAACACCATTGAGACGCTCGCGACTATGGATCAAGAGACCGCCGAAGACTGTTTCTACGTTCTGAGACGCAAAGACAAGGACGGCAACGACAGCGTCATTGAGGGTCTTTCAGTTCGCATGGCTGAGATTATCGCCAACGCATGGACGAACCTCAGGGTCGCGACCCGCATCATCGGCAATGACGGGCGTATGATAACGGCTCAGGCTGTTTGTCACGACCTTGAAACCAACGTTGCGGTCTGCAAAGAGGTCAAGAGAAGTATCGTCACAAAGAAAGGCTACACGTTCAGTCAGGATATGCAAGTTGTGACGGGCAACGCCGCCGCTTCTATCGCCCTGAGAAACGCCGTACTGACGGTTATCCCAAAGGCTGTCACAAAGCGCATCATCAATAACGTGAAAAAGGTTGCGCTCGGTCAGTCTATTGACCTTGAAACAAGCCGTCAGAACGTCATTCAGTATTTCGCCAAATTGGGCGTTAAGGAGGAGCAGCTTTTCTTCTACCTCGGCGTGAAGAGCGTTCAGGAGATTGACAAACAGAAAATCTTCGAACTCAGAGCGACAGCCAACGCAATCAAGGAGGGAACGACAACCGTTGAAGAGTGTTTCGTGAAGCCCGCCATTGAAGCCAAGAAACAGGCTGACGCAGTGAAGAAGACAAACAACGCACAAGACAGAGCCGCTGCCGCTATCGCTCAGGCAACGGGCGCAAAAGCCCCTGAGGGTGTTGACCCTGAGACGGGCGAAATAAAACAGCCCGCTGCCGAGAACTCAAAGAAGACATCAAAGACACCAACTAAAAAATAACAGCATTTATGGAAATCAAGATTGAAAACGCAAAGGCTGCTTTGAAAACAGCCGATGAGAGCGTCAAAAAAGTTCTTCTCGCTCTCTTACCCGAATTGAAAGAAACAGAGGCACAGACAGCCGCAAATCGCCCGATTACAGAACGTGTGAAGACCTTTGAGGACGCTTGCCGTGAGTTGGGAGAAGACAACCATCTCGTAGAGCAGTATCGTGTGATTGATGAAAACGCAGATTTTACAAGTGACGGTCACGACATTTTTACATACTTGAAGCTCCGCATCATCGCCGCCGCCCTGAATGAGGGTTGGAAGCCTCAGTTCACAGAAGACGAGGAACGTTGGTATCCTTGGTTCACGCTATGGACGGAAGAAGAACTGTCAGAGAAGAGTGACGAGTGGAAAGCCGACCGACACCTCATATCAACAGGCGACTATTCAGGAGACTATGCGGGCTTCGCTTCTGCGCGCTCGTATTACGCCCCCTCGGATGCGAATTCGGACTTCGGTTCTCGCCTTTGCTTTAAGAGCGAAGCTCTCGCCACGTATTGCGGCAAACAATTCATCAGCCTTTGGGCTGACTTCAACATGATTAAGAAATAACAAGTTAAACCCTCAAAATAACAGCAAAATGAAAGATATTGAGAAAATCATCGCAGACCTCCAAGCATGGGGCGAAGAAGACAAGGAGAACAGAGCAATCGCACTTGTTGCGGTTCAGAAGACAGAAGACAAAGAAGATGGCTACCGCTCTCAGCAGCATACCGTAACTCATGGTATCATGGGCTTTCTCGTTGACGCTTTTCAGAACGTTCTGAATGACAAAGACCCTGAGAACGGCTTGCATAAGGTCTTGAAGCACGCCATACGCCGTGAAGCAATGACGGGTCTCATAGAGTTTGCCGACCGTCTGTTGAAGAAGAGCGACAAGAAGTCAGAGAACAGTTCAGAAGAGGGAAAGGAGGCTGACCATGAGTAATCAGGTTATCAGACCGAAAGACCGCACAGAGTGGTTGAAATATCGCGAGAGCGGTATCGGTTCATCAGAGGTTGCGACAATCGTAGGGCTGAACCCATGGGAAACGCCTTATCAGTTATGGAGACGCAAGAAAGGTCTTGACCCCGCAAAACAGGAGAACTTCGCAATGAAAGCGGGTCATTATCTTGAAGACGCAGTTGCTCAGTTCTTCAAAGACGAGACGGGCTGCGAGATAATCAAACGTTCTGCCATTGATTGGATGATAATCAACACAGAGAAGCCGTATATGCGTGTCAGCCCTGACCGCACGTATTGGCTCAACGGTCTCCCCCACAACGCTCATAACAAGGGTATCTTGGAGTGTAAGACAACGCAAATGAGTATTGACCCCGAAGACCTCCCAAAGCATTGGTTCTGTCAGGTTCAGTATCAGCTCGGAGTTGCGGAACTTCAAGAGGCTTCACTTGCATGGCTTTGTTCAGGGCGTGAGTTCGGCTACAAGAACCTGACCTTTGTTCCTGACTTCTTCAAATGGCTCTGTGAAGAGGTTGACCGCTTTTGGATTGACTACATTCAGGGGGACAAAGAACCTGACCCGCAGAACGCCAAGGACATTCTCTTGAAGTTCAACAAGCACACGGGCGGCAAGGTCATTGAGACAACTGACGAGATTTTTCAGGCTTATTCAGACCTGAAAGACGTGAAGCAGCAGCTCGCAGAACTCTCTGACCGCAAGACCGAGCTTGAAGAGAAGATAAAGCTCGGCTTCGGAGACGCAGAAGCCCTGAGCTACGGCGGCGATACAATCGCGACATGGAAAAGCCCCAAGCCCTCAGAGAAGTTTGATGACAAGGCTTTCAAGGCTGACCACCCCGACCTCTTCAAAGAGTATGCTAAGACGGTTCAGGGCGCAAGGCGTTTTCTCTTGAAGTGATTACAATGTAACCGAATAACCGAAACAGACAGATGAACAGAAAGAACAAATAACATATAAAACTCCGCTCATGGGTGAGAGCAGCCGAAAGGTCTCTCAACGCAAGCTGTTATGCGTGGTTAGCCCTGTCAGCGGGGTTTTCTCAGATAGACAAAGATACAAAATGATACAGTTACGTTCAAATCAGGTTGAACCGATAGAAAAGGCTATCAGTTTCTTTCAAGAGAAGAAGCCGAAGCCCTCTTTGATTGTTCTCCCGACAGCATGGGGAAAATCAATTCTGACAGCCTTTGTCGCGAAGAACACGAACGATAAAATGATTGTTCTTCAACCCTCAAAAGAGTTATTGGAACAGAACTATTTGAAGTATGTGAACCTCTGTGACGGGTTCGCAAATGCGGGTATATACAGCGCAAGTTTCGGGAGCAAGGAAATCGCTCAGATAACCTACGCAACGATAGGTTCAATCAAGACGCTCGGGGCGAAGTTCAAGACTCTCGGCTTCACAAAAATGCTGATAGACGAGGCACACCTCTTCCCCCGTGAGGCTGACAGTATGCTCGGCACGTTTCTCAAAGAGAGCGGCATCACTCACGTTCTCGGCATAACGGCGACACCTGTCAAGCTGCAGACGGGCAGAGACCAATTCGGACAGAATTATTCAAAGCTCGTCATGCTGACATCAAGAAGCAAAAAGGGAAATTTCTTCAAAGACATTATTCATGTCGGTCAGGTCTCAGAAATGGTGCGCCTTGGCTTTTGGTCTCCCCTGACTTATGAGGCTTCACAGTTTGACGACAGCCAACTTGTCTTCAACAGTTCAAAAAGCGAGTACACGGAGGACAGCGTTCAAAGGGCTTTTGAAGAGAACGGCGGCACACAGACGATTGTCAACGCTCTTGACGCTCACCCTGAACGGCAGCACATTCTCGCCTTTGCCCCCTCAGTTCAGGACGCTATAAGTCTCTCAGAGCATTACCCGAACTCGGCTGTCATATACGGCGATATGGATAAGCGTGAGAGGGCTTCAATCATTGAGCGTTTCAGAAAGGGCGAAATACGGGTCATATTTAACGTGAGAGTGCTTTCAACGGGCTTTGACTATACAGGTATCGATTGCATTGTTTTAGGCGTTTCTACGGCTTCTATCGCCCTCTATTATCAAATCATCGGACGAGCCACCCGTATTGACCCTCAGAAGAAAGATGCTCTGATAGTTGACCTCGGCGGCAACGTTCAGCGTTTCGGGCGTGTTGAAGACCTGACCTTTGAGAAAGGCAGAATGTGGCGTTTGTTCGGTTCAGGCGGGCGGCTGCTCTCAGGCATACCAATCGCAGACATCGGTCAGTACACCCGTGAGGACACTCAGGCTATTGACGCTCAGGCGGCGCAGCCTATTCAGGTTATGCCTTTCGGCAAATATAAGGGGGAAAAGATAAGCAACATACCTCTTGACTACCGCAAATGGATGATACGGGCTTTTGAGTGGAACAGCCGAAACGTGAAACTGAAAAAATCAATCATGGCAACCCTTTAATCAAGACAACATTATGGCAAGACCAAAACGAACAACAGTTGACTATTACCCGCATTATGTGAAATGCGGGCGCACGATCTACATTCTTGAAGCCCGCTTCGGGAATGACGGTTATGCTTTTTGGTTCAAGGTCCTTGAAGCTCTCGGGGAGAGCGAGGGGCATTTCTATGACTGTTCTGTTTCTTCAAATTGGGAGTATCTTCTTGCAAAGACACGGGTCAACGCTCAGACAGCGACAGAAATAATCGGGGTTCTCATAAACCTCGGGAAGATTGACAAAGAGCTATGGGAAAAGAACCGTGTTATTTGGATAGAGAATTTTGTCAACAACCTCACAGAGGTTTACAGAACCCGCCGAACGGAATTGCCTCAAAAGCCTGTTTTCAAAGAAGAAAAACAACAGCCTGAAAATGTTATCTCCGAGAAAACCCCTGATAAAGAGCCGTTAAAAGAGATAAAACCCGCCAAAGGAGAGAAGAGTAAAGGAGAGGAGAGCAAAGAAAAATATCCTTATCAGGATATAGTCGCCATGTGGAACTCTGTCTGTCTCTCATGCCCAAAGGTTCTGAAAGTCACAGAGGCGAGAAAACAGAAAATGAAGACCCGCTTTCAAGAGTTCGGCGTGAAGCGTGAAGAACTGACAGACTATGTGATGCGCCTCTTTCAGCGTGTTCAGGCTTCTGACTTTCTCACGGGGCGCAGCACTGACAAAATGGGTTGGGTTGCCAATTTTGATTGGGTCTTTGAGAATGAGAAAAACTGGGTCAAGGTCTCTGAGGGCAACTACGACAACAAGAGGGGCGGCGGTTCAAACACGGCACAGAAGCCCGTACAAGCCGCTGACGGCTCTCAGGTTCAGTTGGGCGTTGGAGAATACATAGACGGCTCAGGGCGGCGCACATACGGCACGGGGCGGGCTAATATCCCAATGACGGCAGCACCCCGCCCGTCTGAGCGTTATTCATGGGACGCTGCTTCACATACATGGATTTTGCAATGAAACAGAAGAAAACGGACATCAGCCTTGAAGAAAAGGCAAGGCGGGCGAACGGTCTCAGCCGTTCTTGCTCAAAGTGTAATCATTTCCCCTGTTCAGAAGTCTTTTCAAGGCTCTGCAGCGAGGCTTTTGTTGAGGGCTTCAAAAAGGGTTATCAAAAACACAGAAAGGAATTATCAAAATGAAAAGTTATTCAGACTTCGGCATAAATATCCCCTACGGGCGCACATCGGGAAAGGTCAAGACCTATTGCCCGAAATGTCACGACCAAAGGCATGACAGACGCGACAAAAGTCTTTCTGTTGACCTTGACAAAGGTCTTTGGAATTGTCATTATTGCGGTTGGGGCGGGTCTCTTGAAACAAAAGAGCCTTGGGAGCGTGAAGAACGCCCGTGGCATAACTACGCTCCGATAAAGCGTCAGAAGCCTGTCTACAAGAAGCCCCCTCTGCACACTTTGACGGCTGTCGGCGAGAGAGCCTTGAAGTGGTTTGAGGGAAGAGGAATAAGCGCAGCGACCCTGAACGCTCTGAAAGTCTCAGAGGGCATGGAATGGATGCCGCAGAACAACGCTCAGTCGAACACGGTTCAGTTTAACTACTTCCTGAACGGTCAGCTCGTCAACACAAAATACCGCACGGGCGACAAGAAGTTCAAGCTCGTTTCAGGGGCGCAGCTTATCCCGTACAACATTGACGCTATCAAGGGTCAGAAAGAGTGCATCGTGACAGAGGGCGAAATGGACGCTCTCTCATTCTACGAGATTGGCTTTCATAACGTTGTCAGCGTTCCGAACGGGGCTAACGCAAACCTTGAATACCTTGACGATTTCATCGAAGAATATTTTGACGACAAAGAGACAATTTTCATAGCCTCTGACACAGACACAAAGGGCGTTCTCCTGAAAGACGAGCTTTTGAGACGCTTCGGGGCTGAACGCTGCCGAATACTTGACTACGGTCAGGACTGCAAAGACGCTAACGAGGTCTTGATGAAGTACGGGGCGGCGGCTCTGAAAAAATGTCTCTCAGAAGCTCCCGAGGTCAAGTTGGAGGGGGTCTTCACGGTCTCTGACTTCGAATCGAACCTTGACGCTCTCTTTGAACACGGCATGCAGAAAGGCGCAACGATAGGGCTTGAAAACCTTGACCGCCTTATTTCATTTGAGACGAAACGCATCTGTGTCGTGACGGGTATTCCTGGCTCGGGTAAGTCTGAGTTCATTGACCAAATCGCCGAGAGGCTCAACATGCGCTACGGGTGGAAATTCGCGTATTTCAGTCCTGAGAACGCTCCGCTCGAATACCATGCTTCAAAACTGATTGAGAAGTTCACGGGACAGCACTTTGACCGTCAACACCTGACGCTCCCCGCTTACCGTCAGATAAAAGAATATCTGAACACGAACTTTTTCTTTATCAGCCCAAAGGAAGATTACAGGCTCGACACAATTCTTGAAAAAGCCCGCTTTCTTGTCAGACGGCGTGGCATAAAATGTCTTGTCATTGACCCGTACAACCGCTTGGAGGACGAGAGTGACGGACACAACGAAACAAAGTACATATCAAAGCAGCTTGACCGTCTGACGAACTTTGCACAGCGCAATGACGTTATGGTCATTCTCATGGCGCACCCGACAAAACAGTCAAAGAACAAAGACGGGGTTATCGAAGCCCCCACCCTTTATGACATCAGCGGCTCGGCGCACTTCTATAACAAAACAGACTTCGGTATTGTCGTTCACAGAAACAGAATTGACAACACGGTGGAGGTTCACGTTCAAAAGGTGAAATTCAGGCACCTCGGAGAGTGCGGAACGGCTCTCTTCAAATACAACCTGAACAACGGGCGTTACAGCCCATATACGGCGGGGGTTGAACCCGTATGGGACAACTCAAACCATCTTCAAGAGGAAATGAACAGACGGGCGAAAGAGGCGGAGGAAGCAGCGGTCTTTGACTTCACGGCTCAACCGCTTGACGAATGCCCGTTCTGACGAGATATAAGTTTAACCAAAACAGACAGACAAAATGGAAAGTAAAAATGAATTTGAGAGCCTGAAAGACAAACTGAAAAAGTTAAAGGCTCTCGCAGAAAGAGGCTGCGGAGGAGAAGCAGAAAACGCTCAAAGGCTCTTAGAACGTCTCTGTGCCGCTAACGGCATTGACTTGGGATTACTTAACGATGAAGAAAAGAAAAGCCGTTATACGTTCAATATCGGGCGTAATCGGGTCTTTATAACTCTGTTCACGCAATGTTACAGCAAGGTCACAGATAGCTCGAAAATGAGTTACAGACAAGAATCCCGCTCTGAAATTTCTCTTGAACTCACTCAGGTTGACTATGCAGAATTGAAAGGGCTGTATGAATGGCATAAGGCGAATTTTGAAAAAGAACTTGAAGACATCAAAAAGACAATTATTCATGCTTATTGCCAAAAGCACAGACTTTACCCTGAAAGCCCCTCTGAGACCTCAAACGACAAGCCCCTGACAGAAGAGGATTTAGAAATGCTCAGAAAGGTAATGAAAATGGAGGGACTTCTTAACGACAAGACTTATCAACACTTAATCGAAGAATGATATGGAAAGACAAGTGACAGCAGACGAAGTGAAAAGTTTTCTCTCGGCTTCTGACAGACAATTTGTGAAAGGCGGCATCAGAGTTTCCCGTGTCCGCTTCAAACGTGATGAAGAGGGCAACTGCACGGACATTCTCCTTGACTACGAACAGACAGTTTCAGAGACAGGGGAAAACAACGCTCAGGAGGGTTCAAAATGACAAAACACAGACTGACCCCGCAGACACGGACAAAAGCCCCGCAAAGAGTCTCTAACCCTCAGACAAGGGCAAGGGACAACCCTCAGGGGAAAAGACAGAGAGAAGAGAGAAAGCCGTGAACGCAAATGTTCTGAACTTTCTAACGAAATCGGAAGTTAAACCATAAGAATAAAAAGAAAATGAACATCATCAGTAAAGTGACAATCAACGGAAAGACCCAAATCAACGGGCGTTACATCAACCTGACAGGACAGAACGTCAGCATAACAGACAACGGCATTTATGTGAACGGAAAGCCGATTGAAGAGTTTGACGAGAGCCAAGTGCCTGTTCTGAGAATTGAGATAACGGGCAACGTTGAGAGCCTGACAACAGAGAACGGCGAGGTTACCGTGAACGGGCGTGTCGGCACAGTTGTCTCAAAGAACGGCAATGTCAACTGTCAGACGGTTGAGGGCAACGTTGAGAGCAAGAACGGCAATGTCATGTGCGGCAAAATCATGGGAGACTGTGACACAAAGAACGGCAACATTATGCGTGGCTATTAAATCATCATTCAATAACATTTCAAAACAGAAAGAAAATGGGAAATTACAGCATTAAGGCAAACCTCCTGAAAATAAAGGGAGCTTTTGTGACAAACCTCAAAGGCAAGACAGCCACAAGGCGTTGCCTCGTTATTGACATTGACGAGAGCGGAATGTTTCTCGGCGAGAAAGGTTGTTACCTGAACATGGCGGCGATAGAAATGAATGAGAGCCGCTACGGGGACACTCACGTTGTCAAGGTCTCACTCGCCAAGGAGGTTGTTGAGAAAATGACAGAAGAAGAGCGCAAGGCAATCCCTATCCTCGGCGGCATGCACCCGCTTCAATCTCAGGCGCAGCAAATTCAGGGTCAGTTAGACGGGGCTTCTGTATGTGAGAACATGGACGATCTGCCGTTCTGATAATCATCAGGCGGGCGCAGCCTCTTCTGAGACTGACAGAAATTCAAGGGCGGGGAGTTAAATCCCCGTTCTTTTGTCCCAAAAGCCGATTGCGCCCCCACAAAAGACTTTCCAATGACGAGTGATAAATTACAGCAATCAACAAAGAAAAGCCGACAGCGGTCAAATTCGCCAAAATTAACTGACGTGTTCACGACCATTTGTAAGACCGACCTCCATGTTGTGTGTGTCAAAGAGTTCAAGTTCCATCCCGTCAGGAAATGGCGTTTTGATTATGCCATACCTGACCACAAAATCGCCCTTGAAGTTGAGGGCGGCGTGTGGACGGGCGGGCGGCACACCTCTTCTGTCGGCTTTATGAAAGACATGGAGAAATACAATACGGCTACCCTCATGGGGTGGCGGGTGTTCAGAACAACGCCTGACGAGCTGTACCGCTTGAAGACCCTGAACTTGCTCAAAACTGCAATTTCAGGCGTTTTTGACCCCGAAAAGGCTTGATTTTTGGCTTTATGTGATTATAATATAATCATTTTGAGTATTTTTGCAAACGGATAAGGTATAATAATTCAAACAGATAAAGACATGAAAACAGAAACTGTAAAACTTTCTCAGGTTCAAGTGAATGAGGCGAACCCGAGAACAATCACAAATGAGAAGTTTCAGAAACTTGTCAACAGCGTTCTCGCACTCCCAAAGATGCTTGAACTCAGACCGATTGTCGTTGACAACATGATGGTTGCCCTCGGCGGCAATATGCGTTTCAGGGCTTTGACCGCCATTTCTGACCTCTCAGAAGACGAGCTGAAAAGCCGCCTTTTCTCTATCAATGACGTGAAGAAGAAGACAGAGGGCGAACAGCAAGCCCTCCTGACACATTGGCTGCGTTGGCGTGACAGCCCGACCGCAATCATCATCAAGGCTTCGGAGCTGTCAGACGCAGAGCAGCGTGAGTTCATCATCAAGGACAACATCGGCTACGGAGAATGGGACACGGACAGCCTGACCGCTCAGTGGGACAATGAAGAGTTGGTGGATTGGGGCATTGAGTTCCCTGACGCTGAAAACGCCCTGAACGCTCAGAACGGAAGCGGCTCAGGCTCAGAGAAGCAGAACAGCGCACCCGAAAGCAGCCTCTTTGACCGCTTCATCGTACCGCCTTTCTCAATTCTTGATACCCGCAAGGGATATTGGCAAGACAGAAAGAAGAAGTGGTATGACATCATCGGCGATATGGGCGAGAGCCGTAACGACACCCTTGTCACGTCTCTTGAAATCAAGTACAAAGACCTCTATCAAAGAACCCGTGAACACAGAAAAGAACTCGGCATTTCTTTCAAAGAGTACATCGACAAGTACGTCAGCCAAGAAGACCTTGAAAAAGAACAGGCGAAAATCGTTGCTCAGGGCGTTTCAATTCTTGACCCCGTTATGGCTGAAATCGTCTGCCGTTGGTTCGGTCAGGAGAACGGCAAAGCCTTTGACTGTTTTGCGGGCGATAGCGTCTTCGGCTTTGTGGCTGCTTATCTCGGCAATGACTTCACGGGCGTTGAACTGAGAGAGAAACAGGCGGCTTTGAACAACGAGCGTGTGGAGGGAATGAACGCCCGCTATATCTGCGATGACGGTCAGAACGTGGCGCAGCACATTGAGCCTGAGAGCCAAGACCTCCTCTTTTCTTGCCCGCCTTACTTTGACCTTGAAAAGTATTCAGACCTCCCGAATGATGCATCAAATCAGGGGTCATACGAGGACTTCATCAAGATTTTGGAGAACGCTTTCACGGGGGCTGTCTCTTGTCTGAAAGAAAACCGCTTCGCCGCTATCTGTGTCGGAGACGTGAGAGACAAGAACACGGGCTTTTATTATGACTTCTGCGGCGATATAAAGCGCATATTCAAGCAGAACGGAATGCGCCTCTATAATGAGATTATCTTGGTCGAACAGACCGCTTCAACGGCTCTGAGGGCTTCACGTTACATGGATAGCCGCAAGGTTGCAAAGACGCATCAGCACCTCTTGGTCTTCTTCAAGGGCGACCCGAAGAAAATCAAGAAAGAGTTCCCGAAGATTGAGTACACGGAAGAAGACCTGTCAAAGACCGATTCAGGCGAGACGGGTTCAGAGAGTGAAACAGAGTAAACAGAAACGCCATGCAAGCAAAGATTTGGAATTTCTCTCAGTGGATAAAAGAGACCGACCCGAAGCGTCTCAGGGACATTTTCGATGAAGCCCTGAAAAAGTCAGGGTTCAACGTTCTCTGCTTCACTGACCACCATTTTCAGCCTCAGGGTTACACCGCCCTGTGGCTTCTGACAGAAAGCCATTTCGCCGTTCACACTTTCCCTGAGTTTGAAAAGTCGTATATCGAGCTTTCAAGTTGTAACTTGGAATTTTATCAAGAATTCCTGAAACTGACAAAAGAACTATGAGTGCAGCACAAGATAAGAGACAAAGACAGATGAAGCTCGCCCGCCTTGAAATCGTGGCGCAGCTCTTCAAGCGTGGTTACAGCCGCCGCAAGATACGTGAAGAGGTCAAGAACCGTCTTGACCTGAAAAGCTATTCCCTCGGCACGGTTCAGAGTGACGTTCAGACCTTGTTGGCTGAATGGCGTGAAGACCGTATCGAAAACACCGATGATTTGGTGCAGCTTGAACTTGAACGCATTGACGATGCGGTGCGTGAGTTGTGGGAACAGTGGGAGAAGTCAAAGACTGACTACAACAAGACACAACGCAAGCAGAAAGGCTCTCCCTCCCGTGACAGCGAGACGGGTCAGACCTCAATCAAGACGTATCAGACGGAGCGAACGGAAACAGAGGTTATCTGCCTTGGCGATGCTTCTTATATCGCCGAGATACGAAAGCAGCTTGAAGAACGCCGCAAGCTCCTCGGCTTGTACGCCCCTGAAAAGAAAGACATCAACGCCAACGGCTCATTTGCCGCCTATCTCATTGAGAGCGGCATGATAGATGAAGCCGAGCAAGAGGCGGGAGAGGTCAAGGAAGACGAATAAGCCCGATTGCGGCTCTCTGTCGGCGTAAGTATTCTGAGTGGTTCACTTATCCCATTCAAAAGCGTACCGCCGACATACTCAAAATTCGGAGAAAATAACTATGGCAAAGAAACAACGGAAAGAAACTATCAAGAAACTCAGTTTTGAGGTCATAAACTCATGGCGGGCAGATTGGAATAAATTTGTCCGTGAAGCCTTTGGCGTGAACCTTGACCCCGAGCAGCAAGAAATTCTGTCAAGCGTTCAACACAACAGGCGCACGTCCGTTGCCTCAGGCACAGCCCGTGGCAAAGACTTTGTCGCCGCTTGTGCCGCCATATCGTTTCTTTATCTCACGCCCCGTTGGAGGCGCACAAAGAACGGGGGCGCAGAGTTGGTTGAGAACACGAAAGTGGCTCTGACAGCCCCGACCGACCGTCAGGTAAAGAACATCATGATGCCTGAGATTAGCCGCCTTTATAACAGAGCCAAGGCAAGAGGCATACAACTGCCAGGGCGTTTGAACGCTTATGACATCAGAACAGAAAGCGATGAATGGTTTCTGACGGGCTTCAAGGCTGACGAGAACAACCATGAAGCGTGGTCAGGCTTTCACGCCGTTCATACAATGTTTGTCGTTACCGAGGCAACGGGTATCGGCGATGATACGTTTGGTGCTATTGAGGGTAACTTGCAAGGCGACTCACGCATCTTGATTGTCTTCAACCCCAACACAACGGTCGGCTACGCTGCCCGCTCTCAGAAAGGAGACCGTTGGCACAAATACCGCCTGAACAGTCTGACAGCCCCGAACATCGTTCAGAAAAAGACCGTCATTGCGGGTCAGGTTGACTATGAGTGGGTTCAAGACAAGTTGGCGAACTGGTGTACTGAAATCAGAGAAGAAGAAGCCACGGCAGAGTTTGACGACTTTCAGTTTGAGGGCAAGTGGTATCGCCCCGAAGACCTGTTCAGAAAGAAAGTCTTGGGCAAGTTCCCCAAAGTGGGCGAAGACGTTCTTATCCCTGAACAGTGGTTGGAAATCGCACATCAGCGTTGGAAAGAGGCTCACGGGCGGCAACCCGTCACAACAGAGCCACGGATCATGGGCGTTGACGTTGCGGGCATGGGACGAGACTGCACTTGCTTTGTTGAGCGTCAGGGCTGTTGGGCTTCTGAGTTCAAGACACACAACAGCGGCGGCTCGGCTGACCACATGAAGATTGCGGGGGCTATCACAGACCGCCGCCGACATGAGATTGAAATGTACGTCAGCATTGACACAATCGGCGAGGGTGCGGGCGTGTTCTCCCGTTGTGTTGAGAATGAACGGCGTGAGAACTCTCATTACATCATCAGTTGCAAATACTCAGAGGGAGCGAAAGGCTTCAACGGCAAGAACCTGACCGACACAACGGGTCAGTATGAGTTCCTGAACATGAGGGCGTATCTCTTTTGGGCTGTGCGTGATTGGCTGAACCCGAAGAACGAGACGGGTGCCATGCTGCCCCCTGACCCTCAGTTTGATGAAGAGGCGACAGAAATAAAATGGTCTTTCAGGTCAGACGGGCGCATATACATTGAGCCGAAAGAAGACATCAAGAAGAGACTCGGGCGAAGCCCCGATAAGTTTGACGCTTTCGCGAACACGTTCTATCCGCTCAGAGGAAGCCGCCGTATTGACCTGAACCGTATCGCCCGTATGGTACACAGATAATTCAAGTTTAACAAATAAATCATCAAAGAAAATGACTATCGAAGAAATCCTTGCCTCACTCAGGACAGAGGCTCAGAAAATAGCCTTTCTGAAAGAGAAGACTATCAACGTCCCATTGTGGCGTGGTCGCTTTGGTCTCATTCAAGAATTTGACCCGACAAAGCACCCTGTTATGAACAAAGCCAAATACCCTGATATTGTCACGGACAGCGGCATTCAGGAGGTAACCCGTGTGACGTGTGACCTGCAGCGGCTCGCCGTGAAGCGCATGACAGAACTTGTTACGGGCATACCCGTGAAACGTGTTTACAGCCCTGAGAATGAGCGTCAGAAAGAAGTGGCGAACTATCTTGAAAAGATATTTGACAAGAACCGCATTGACAGCGTGAACATCGAACGCTGCAACATGCTCTTTGCGGGCTGTGAAGTTATGACGCTATGGTACGCCGTTGAACAAAAGCACACGACCTACGGTTTCTCTTCAAATCTGAAATTCCGCTGCCGCAACTTCTCCCCTATGCTCGGCGATGACCTTTACCCGCTCTTTGATGAATACGGCGACATGATAGCCATGTCTGTGGCTTACACCCGTAAGAGCGGCAAGAAGACCGTTCAGTACTTTGACTGCTATACTGCGACACGCCACATCAAATGGTCAACGGAGAGCGGCGAATGGGCTGTCATTGAAGATGAACAGATAACTTTGTTAAAGATACCGTGCATCTACATGTGGAGACCGACCCCGATATGGGAGGACACCTCAAAGACCGTCTATGAGATTGAATGGTCGCTGTCAAGAAACGGCAATTATCTCCGTGAAAACTCAAAGCCTATCTTCGTTGTTCTCGCCGATGATATTATTCAGTTCGGCGATGAGAAAAGTTCAAATGAAGAGGCGAAGAGCGTCATGCAATATCCGAAAGGCTCAACGGCTCAATACGTCACATGGCAACAGGCGACTGAAAGCCTGAAATACCATGTCGACACCCTGAGAAACCTTTTCTTCACTCAGCTGCAGTTGCCTGATTGGTCATACGAGAAGATGTCGCAGCAAGCCCTCTCAGGTGAGAGCCGCAAACAAATGTTCATTGATGCGCAGCTCAAAGTCAAAGACGAAAGCGGTCGTTTGATTGAGTTCTTTGACCGTGAAATAAATGTCGTTAAAGCGTTCTTGAAGATTGCTCTTGGAGAGGCTTACGCCGCCGACATTGACGCTCTCCCCGTTGAGACCGTTGTCACGCCTTTCGCCATCACAGACAAACAAGACTTGGCGAACTACCTCATGTCTGTGAACGGCGGCGAGCCTATCATGTCACAACGTGAGAGCATTGAACGTCTCGGCGAGAGTGACGATGTGGACACCACCCTGAAAGAAATTCAGGAACAGAAGACGGTGGACGTGTTTGAACCGACAGAATAACGTGAGAGCATGACACCAACAAGAAGACCCCCGAACAGAAAGAAGCCTGAGCAGCCGAAATACCGCTGCCGTGACTGCCGTCACAGTTATGATTGGCACAGCAAGGCTCTTGACGGTCATTTGATTTTGTGCCGCTGCCCTCATGATGAAAAGACAGAACACGGGCGGTGGTGCAAATTCCTGAATGACTTTCAATGTGATAAATTTATTCTGAGAGACAATGGCACTCAATAAATACGACAAACAGCATCTGCGCAACCTGACAGCCTACGAGCGTCAGGTTGACGCTATATACAGGGCGGCGGTCAAGGAAGCCACTGCCCTTGGGCTTTCTATCCGTGATTTAGACCCGACACGGCTCTTTTCTTTCTCTGACTATCCAATTACACGCAAAAGGCTCGAAAGTCTCTTAGAGAGCCTAAAAAGCGGGTTGTCGGCTGTCATAGTGAACGGCGTGAACCATGAATGGACGCTCGCCAACAACAAGAACAACGAGCTGTGCCGTCAGGTCTTCGGCGAGAACGTAGGCAAGCTCTCAAACGCCCAATATCGCCGATACTTCAAGAACAACGAAGAAGCCCGTGAAGCATTTCTCGCCCGCAAGGTTCAGGGCTTGAATCTCTCTGACAGAGTTTGGAAATATACAAATCAGTTCAAAGAGGAAATCGAACTCGGGCTTGACATCGGTCTGAGAAGCGGCAAGGCGGCTGAACGTCTTCAAAAAGACTTGCAACTGTTTCTTCAACACCCTGACATGCTCTTTCGCCGTGTCAGAGACGAACACGGGCAGTTGGTCTTGTCAAAGCGTGCGGCTGCTTACCACCCTGGGCGTGGCGTGTACCGAAGCTCATATAAGAACGCCCGCCGCCTCGCAGCCACAGAGACGAACATCGCATATCGGTCGGCTGACTTTGCCCGTTGGCAAGACCTTGACTTTGTTGTCGGCATTCGTGTTGTTGTGAGCAATAACCACACACTTTTAGGGGCTGACGGGAAGCCGCACAAGTTTACAGACATCTGCGATGAACTGAGCGCACCCGTGGGCAGTAAGGCTGTCAAGGGTCAGGGCTGTTACCCAAAGGACTTCAAGTTCACGGGGTGGCACCCTCATTGCCGCTGTCACGCTGAAACAATTTTGAAGACAGAGGAAGAAATGATGCGTGACAACGAAAGGCTGCTCAAAGGCGAAGAACCTCTGAAAGAAAGCGTGAACACGGTCACGGGCGTACCTCAGGAGTTCAAAGATTGGCTAAAAGACAATAAAGAGAGGGCGAAAAGAAGTACGTCTGTGCCTTATTTCATCAGCGACAACGAGAAATACTTGCCAAAGGGTTACAAGAACTTGTACGCCCTGAAAACGCCGTATGAAACTTATGCTGAATATGAAGCCGCCATGAGATATAACAAGAAGCACGCTGACTTCACGCCTGAGGTCTTGAAGAACATCAGAGAGTTAGACCAAACTCTCCCCGTGATGCAAGGCAAGATAATGAATTTCACAGAGGCTGACGAGTTGAAAGGCAACCCGCATTTTTCTGATCCTGACGCAAAGGCGGAGGGGTATTTTATTAACTGTCAGACTTGCACAATGACTTATGAGTTAAGGCGCAGAGGTTTCCCAGTTGAAGCCTTACCGAATAAGAACGATGAATTTTATAAAGTTTGGTGTCCGAAGAATAATCTGACATGGAACGACCGCTTTCTCAACCCTGACGGCTCACGCCCAATAAAGACCCGCCCGTCCGTGTTGCGTGACACGATAACCGCCAAGGTTGGCTTTATTGAAGACGCAACAAAAGAGACGGGGCGTTACGAGCTTTATCTGAAATGGAAATCTGTGCGAGGGCGTGACGGAGGAGCGCACGTTATGATTGTTGAAAGGCAGAAAGACGGCAATCTTTTATGGTTTGACCCTCAGTCAGGGAAACACGGCTCTTCAAAAACGTTCAACGGGTTTATGAAGAGTGCCGTCCCCGTAAAGTTAAGCGTTCTGAGAATTGACGATAAAATCATTAACCCCAAATTCTCAGAACGTTTCAAAAAGGCTTCAAAGTAATTCTAAAGCCTCTTCTCCATAAACTGTTTCAACGGTCTTCCCGTCAAAAAGATAAATCACGGGAAGACCCGTTGGAACGGCTTCCCCGTTTTCATCAACATATCCCACAGCGAAAGCGTCTTTCCCTCTTCGCTTTCCAATAAATCCGACACTATTCCATCCTTCTTTGTCGGCTTTCTCTTGAATGATTTTTGGTATTTTCATACGTTTTCTCTGATTAAACACGGGTTTTCTCGTAGAATATCCCGTTATAAGTTATTTTTCTCGAATTTGACGCACACGGGCTTTGGTTTTCTCTTTGGTGTAATTATTCACTTAGAAAATTATCGCCCGACAGAGAGCCGCAATCGTCTTTTAACCCTGAAATCGAAACTAAGTTCTGATTTTGTCAGGTCACGGAGCAAAGATAAGCCCTTTTACTGAGATAACGACAAAAAGCCCGATTTATTGTCTCGGAGGGTCAAAAACGGGCGTTCAGGCTGCAAGCGCAGTTACGCTTAAACCTGAAACAAGCCTGATTTGCCCGTTTTTAGCCCCGCTGACGGCTTTTCTCTCGTTATTGGTGTAATTTATCATCTGACGGGGTAAAACACGCTGTACGGGCTTTATTTTGTCTTTTCGTGTGAAGCGGTTCACGGGTCACGGTTGTTTTCGCCCCCGTGTATGGGTTGCCGTCTGAAACGCCGATGTTCCAAAGGCGGCTGACCTTGCACCCGATTTGTTCAGGGCTGAAACGCTCATAGATAGCCGAGAGAGACGTGAAGAAGAAGTCCCGTTCCCCCGTCTGTTCGGGCGGCTCTTTGAATGTCACTCGGTAGATGAACCCGCAGCGGGCTTTGTCTTTCTCTTCCCCGCCTGTTGTCTGTCTGTTGTCTGTCATTTGTTTTTCGTTTTGCTCGCCTGACTGTCTGAGGCGAAAATTTAACTTCAATTCAAGAGGGCGAAATCGCAGAGTACGTTAGTACTTTTTCTCTCCTTTTCTCTGCTCTCCTTTATACGCGCGCAGGTAGCGCATTTTCTCGCAGAAAACTTGGATTTTCTCAGAGATAACCCCCCGTTATCTACGAGAAAATTAAAATTTTTAACAAATAAAACTACTTTTCCTCGAAAAGAGTTTTGAGTGAATAGAACGGCGAGAAGCGTTTGATGCGTGAGGCGGTTTCTTGACCCCATATCGCTGCTATGAGACGGATAGCGTCCACGTCCCCGTCAAAGGCGATAAAACTTTCATAATTGTTGAACTCGTAGCAGTAAACCTCCTGAGGGTCACACTCTGTTCTGATGCGGTTCTGAACCTCATTCAGGTGGGCGAAATACTTGTTTACCCCGTCTTCAACCCCAAAGCCACCGCCGCCGAACGAAACAAGTTTCTCGTTGGGTTTCAACTTGATAGACCTCTGACCCTGTTCTAACTGTTCCTGAGAGAAAGCGAAGAAACAGCGGAACTTGCTCACGTCTGTTTCATCACGCTCACGGCATAACTCCTGATAACGGTTCAGGGTCTTTGCGTTCTTCCAAACCAACATACCGTCATTGTCCCAATCCTGACGAACTTCAAATTTCTCTGTACTCATAATATAAACTTTGTTTTGATTGATTTATTGCCTTTCGACTTATGAAGCCCGTCAGGGGCTTTCTGCGGCTCTCTGACGGGCTTTTGTTGTTCATGCTTATAACTCTCGCAGAATGTCATTGAAAGCCTTTTCTGCGGTCTCTTTCACGCCCTTTGAATCTCCGTAGAACTTCTGAGCGGCTTGAAGAATTATCAACATCGCCCGTCCGAGGGCTGTCATGATGACTGACGGGTCGTTTGTTCTCGCTTGAAGAACTTTCAGAACCTCTTGATACAGGTTCTCTTGATTGCTGTTCATTGTTGCCATTGTGTCTTTGATTTATTTGTTTAACTTTACTCGGTTCATCAACTGTCCTGAGAGTTCATGCAGCTCACGGCTTCTTTCAGGTGTGAGTTCACGGGCGTGAGCCGTTATCGCCTGAGTGAGCTTCCAAAGAGTTGCGCCGCCCTGAACGCCGTCCTCTGGGTCGTTGCGCATCAATATCTTTTCGACCTCCTTGCTCTCTTGTTTCAGAAGACCGCCGCTGCTTGTCAGGCGTTTCAGTTCGTGTTCGAAGTCAACATCAATCTCCGAAGCCCCCTGTATCTCAATCGCCTTTTGCATGAGGTTGTCCTTGCTGAACAGACCCTTTGTGAGGTCTTTGACAGCCGAGACGGTTGTCTTCGTGTCGAGTTCATAGGTCTTGTTGGATAGCTGCAGATTGTCAGGCAGCTTTGAACCCAAGTGAACTTGCTTCATAACGCTCTCCCTGACCATACCGTTAAGGCAAGCCCCGTTCAGGAGAAAGGCTCTCATATCAACAGCCCCGTCCCCGTAGTCAGAGGTTGAGAAGCGTGCGCCCGCAAAGATTGTAACAGTTCCGTTCTTCACGGTCGGTATCTCAATCGGTGTCGGAAGAATTGTCTCCGCCCATACCTTTGTGTCGTTCATATAAGCGTCAGAAATGACTGCGCCCTGACCCGCTGCCTCCTGAACAAACGCCGTGAGAATTTCAACTGAGTTCAGGCGGCGATAACTGTCAGAGAGAACGCCTCTCACTTGCTGCCCTACGGTTCTGACAAGAACACGGCTGCGCTGCGTCCAATCGCTGTGTTGGTTCAGAAGATGTGCAGCGAGGGCTATTGCCCAGGGCTCGCCGCTTGCAAGCCCTCTGAGATAACGCTGCGGTATGCCCATGCGCTCGGCGAGCTGTCCGATTGCGTTGTCGTGGAGAGAAAACTGACCGTCAGGCATGTTCATCGTCAGAGGCTGTGAACTTATCTCTTCAACCTCTGTGAAGCCGTCTGTCGGCTGACCGCCCGAGAACGTGATAACGGGCGTGTGGCTCTTCGCTTTCAGGTTCACGCCGATAGGTGCGATATAATCCTGAGCGATTTTGCCCTCATTGATAAGGCGTTCCATTGTAGCCTTAACACCCGCAGCCTTGCCGTCTATCATTCTGTGAACTTTGTTCATTACTACCTCGTTCAAACCTTTCTGTAAGTCTGTTGTTGCTGTCATAATTTTGAAAATTTATATGGTTATTGAATATTCGATAAAAACTCTTCTGCTTCTTCAAAGAGTTCATCAGGGGTCAGGCTCTCAGAGCTTGGCTCGAAGCCTGAGAGGTAAGCCGCCTCTATGATCGTGCTTCTTTCACTCATAACTGAACCTCCTCTGCCAAGTCCTGAGACAGAACGTAGTCAAATAACAGGGCGGTCTTAGGGGCTGCGCTTGTCGGATTGCAGTCATTCAAAAACGCCTGAACGGTCTCAACCGTGATTGTTACAAACGAGAACTCCTGACAGAAGTCAGTGAAAAGTTTACGAGCTTCTTCTGTTATTGCTTTCTTCTTCATTTTTAATTCCTCCATGTTAAAGTTCATCACAAATGGCGATACGGTGTCCCGCTCTTATCAGTCTCGGCAGATATGTGTCAAGGGCGTGATACGGGAAGCCCGCCTGACGGTCGCCCGCCTTGTCTCTTGTCAGGGTTATGCCGAGGATGCGTGATGCGCTCTCTGCGTCTTCCTGATAACTCTCATAGAAATCCCCGCATCTGAATAACAACAGACATTCGGGGTGCATCTCTTTCAGTTTTGTGAACTGTTTCTTTTTTGCTTCTGTCATAATTTTGACCTCCTGTTTCTGATTATTTGTAGTAGAAAGAAAACTTGATACCTCTGCGGAGCTTGCAGACACAAACATCGTCCATGCATGCAAATGCTCTCTTCAAAAGTTTGTTCAGCATCTCAACGCCGATGAGAGCTATCGCTCCCGCAACGCCTACGAGCTTATGAACCTTGCGTCCCTGAGCGTCAACGCCGCTTACCTTGATGCGGAAGTTTCTGTTGATGTCCTTTGAACTGTAAGCGAGACCGTTCTTGTTATTGTTTGTTGAGACCTTAATCATTTTTCTTTCAATTTGAGTGTTAAACTTATGTTTGAATGTGATTACCTTGAAATCACGTTGCAAAGATAAGTGAAGTATTTTGGAAATAACAAACTTTTCTCCGAGTATTTTTAACCGAACGGATAAATTTAACCTTTATTAAGAGTAATCACCCTAAACCCGCCCCTATATAGAAAAATTCCATATAACCAAACATTTTGTGATTATTATGTAATCATTTCGAGAAAATATCGTATCTTTGTCGCAGTTTACCGTACAGTTAAATATTTCATAATTATGAGAAAAGCAATTTTAGATGCGCTGAAAGCCAAATTTCAGGGGGTCAGCGAATCAGTCTTGAACAGGATTGCGGACAAACTCTGCAAGACTGTCACAACCGCTGAACAGGTTCAAACCGCCGTTGACGGGGTGACAATTCAGCAAGTAATCGAGGGCTACGCCGATAGCCGAGCAACAGAGGCTTCACAGACCGCCGTTCACACTTACGAACAGAAATACGGTCTCAAAGACGGCGCAAAGGTTGAACAGCCCTCAGGGGGCGGCGGCTCAGGTCAGGGCGGCGCACCCGTTCAAACACCACAAGGAGGGGGTACAGACCCCGTGCTGCTTCAAACGCTTCAATCGCTTCAAGAGAGCAACAGAAAGTTGTCTGAGCGTCTTGACCGTATGGACAGCGAGCGTACAACCTCATCACGCAAACAGCAACTTTCAGGCATTATCGCCAAGTTGCCTGCGAACCTTAAAAAGGCTTACGAGCGAACACCCGTTGACGGCTTGACCGATGAACAGTTCAACACACTCATCGGAGAGGTCACAACAGAGGTGGACGGCATTGTTCAGGCGACACAACAGAAAGGGGCTATCTTCGGTCGTCCGTCAGCCACGGGCGGCTCAGGTTCTCAGGGCGGAGAACTGACCCAAGAGCAAAAGGACGCTATCGCACATCGTGATAACAAACCCGCCTCAGGTGGTCAGCCGTTCTAATGTTTAACAATCAAAACAACAAAGAAAAATGGGCATGCAAGTAAACAGACGTAAGGACGTGAGAACACCCCGTGTCCTTATGCACCGTATCGCTGACATCAGAGGCGGCGTATCTGTCAAGGCTTCTGAGCTTGGTGGCGATTTCCTCTATGAGGGAGCTGTCCTGAGCGCAGCCGATGAAAAGGGTCTTTGTCACGTTGTGAAAATCGCTCATGTTGTCGCAGAGGTCGGTGCAACCGACAAGACAATCAAAGTGAAGAAAGGTCACAACTTCGCAAAGGGCGATTTCATTATGACAAAGGTCGGTGGCGTGGCTTATGACATCACAGCCATTGACACAGAGGGCAGCAAGACCTTTGACACAATCACAGTCAGCACCACCCTCGGTGCAATCTCAAAGGACGGTTTCATCATTGAGGCAAAAGCGGAGTCAACCACCACAACCTCAGAACTGAAATACGTTCCTCAGTCAATCAACGGAACGGGCAAGCCGTTTACGCCAAAGTCAAACCTTGACACGGACGCTTGGCTTTTCGCCGTGACAAAGGGCAAACCGCTTCCTGATTTCATCATGGCGTACCTCAAAGGTATCGTCAATTATTAACCGTTAAAAGTTCATCATTTATATGGCAACAGTTGTAAATACTCTCATTCAGGGTCTTACCGAGCAGATGGTTCAGTCACGTTTGAACACGGCTGACGCAACGGGCTTTCTGTTCGGCACTTATTTCCCCGTGAAGAGAGTTCAGGGCTTCCAGTGGAAGACCCTCCAAAATCAGCTTGCTAAGAAGAACGTAGCCGCCGACCTCCACACCGATAACGGCTCAATTCTTCGCAAGCAGCGTCCTATCTTTGAGAGCGCAAGAGGAGATATTCCTTTCATCAGCATTTCCCGTGAGTTGAAACGCTCTGAGATTAAAGAGTATCAGACCGCTCTCGCTTTTGCTCAGGATGAAGACGCAACAAAGCTCGTTCAGTATTGGGGCGAGGACGTTGACTTCTGTTTCAACGGCGTTCAGGCTGAGTTGGAGTACATTGCGTGGAAGCTCGCTTCCCGTGCGGGTCAGTTGGCTTTCACAACAACGACCAACGCAACATACGCCAATGAGTTCGACTTGGATTATGACGTTGACCCCGAGTCAAAGGTCAAGACCTCTTCCGATTGGAAAAACGCTGCTTCGGCTGACATTCTCGGCGATTTCCGCAATGAGATTAAGAAAGCCAAGGCAAGAGGTCTGAACCCGAAGTTCGCCTTTGTCAACCTTGACGAGTTCTATAAGATTGCATCGTCCGAGCAGATTATCAAGGCTTGTGCGTCATTCGCTTCAAACGCTCTGAATATCTCTCAGACCCCTGACCTTACCACCGTCAACTCAATGCTCGCCCGCCAAGCATGGCTCAACGGCATTCAGTTGAAAGTCATTGACCAAACCATTACCCGTGAGTTCACTGACGGCTCTCAGGAATCAGGCAACCCATTTGAGGACTGCCGCTGCGTTCTCTCAGAAACAGAACGCCTTGGCACCACTCAGTATGACATCCTGACTGAGAACGAGAACCTGATTTTGCGTGCAGAGCGTGCCCACACAATCATCAAGAAATACGGCACAATCGAACCGAAGTCAGAGGTTACAATCGGTCAGGCTGACGCTGTGCCTGTCTTTGACACGGCTTACCGCAACGTCTATATGAGAACAGACGGTAAGGATTGGGAATAAACATTTAACTGAGGCATAATATGGCAGCAACAGTTCTTGAAGCATTAAAAAGCATTACCGCTTACCCCGTTCCGCTTCGCACCCTCGTAGAGACTGCGGAGCGGCGGGGTCTTTCGCTTTCAGATGAAGCCACGCAAGAGACGCTGAAAGGCAAGGCGTTCAACCTCTCAAAGGCTGACACGCTTTTGTGGCTCTCTCTCGCCCCGAATGTCACTCAGGGCGGGCAATCATACTCTTTCACAGATGAACAGCGCACAGAGTTCAAAAACAGAGCCTATAAACTGTTCAATGAGTTTGAGGACGAGGCGGTAAAGCCCAAACCAATATACGGATATAAAGGTTCGCGATTATGATAATAACCAACGGAACAATCGAAGTGAAGAGAAAGACGGCGGGCGGCATTGACCCTGAAACGGGTTTCCCCGTCAAGTCTTCTGAGGTCTCTTGGGGTAACCCGATAGACTGTCAGTACACGGCAAACAAGTACAACAAGCTCGGCAAGGTCAATGGGGAACACTTCACGGTGGCGCAGTATTCAATTCTGATTGAAGAACAGCCGCTCGGGGAGTTTGACCAAATCAGGCTTACAGACAGTTTGACGGGAAAGAGCCTCGGGGAGTTTTCTGTCATTCAGGTTGAGCCGTTGGAAGCCGTCTGCGAATTGAGAATAATGGTCTAACGGCGATTGCGGCTCTATGTCGGCTTTACTTTTTCTGTGCTTATAATCACACCATGAAAAAGAGTAAACGCCACATACGTCAAATTCACCAAAAATAACTCAGAAACAATGCCAATAAGACAACTTACCCCCATGTCTGAGATTGACCGATACACAGAACAGGAGCTGAAAAGGCTTCAAACGGTTCTGATAAGGTCTTTGCAGTACTGCGGGGAACAGGTTCTGAATAAAGCCCGTTCGACCAATTCTTATAAAGACCAAACGGGCAACCTGAGAAGTTCACTCGGCTATGTCGTTGCCGTGGACGGACGGGTTGTTTATCAGTCAGACTTTCAGACCGTGAAAGAAGGTCGGGACGGTTCAGAGAAAGGCGCAGCGTTCGCGAAGAAACTTGTCAGGCGTTTCCCTCACGGGGTCTGCCTGATAGTTGTTGCGGGTATGGAATACGCCGCTCACGTCAAGAACAAAGGCTACGATGTGCTTGACAGTTCAGAACTGCTTGCAGACAAGATTGTGCCGAGTATGCTGAAACAGCTTGGCTTCACTTAATATTCAAGAGACAATGGCAAAGACATCAAAACAAGTTCAAGGGGACGTGTACAGACTTCTGAAAGACAGCACCCTTTATTCGATGATTTCAGGTGAGGTTTACAGACAAGGCTACCGCCCTCGCGACAGCCGCCTTGAAGACGCTGTGGTTATATTCACAGCGGGTCTGCCTGACCAAATTCAGACAGGCGTGGTTACGGTTCACATCTATTGTCCTGACATAGACCCATACGGGAACGGCGTACTCGTTGAGGACGGTCAGCGCACAGAAGAACTTGAAGCCCTTGCGCAGCGTTGGGTTGACAGTCTCACGGCTGAGGTCTCTTGTTATAAGTTCAAGCTACAACAGACGATCTGCACAGACTATGCCGAAGACATAAATCAGCATTTTGTCGTTGTCTGTCTGAAATATAAGTATTTCGGCTCTGACGATGAAACGCTGAATATCCCTCAGGCGGCTGTTATTGTTACCGAGGACGGCGATTTGCCGATAACGCAGCCTGTCATAAAGAAAAAGAATGTTTAACAATTAAATTACGTAGATTATGTCACAACTTTCATGGGGTAAGTGCACCATTGAGAAAGCTACCTCAACAAAAGGCACTCCCGCCGAGCAGTGGACAGCTATCGACACCCCTAAAGAGGATACAACGAAGCTGACCCCGACAGCGGGAACAGAGAAGACCGCCACAGAAGAGGGCGGCGATTTGGTCGATTCAAGAACTGGCAAGAATACTTATCAGTTCGAGTTCGATTTGTTTGTCAAGAAAGGCGGCACACGCCCGTTTGAAGACGTTGACGGCGTTATTGCGGGAGAATGGGGTTTCCGTCTCACGCCTGAGGACGAAGAGACCGAGGGCTTTCAGATTGACCGCTCAACAGTTCGTTGCGAGGAGAGTTATTCAACCGCTGACGGCAAGATGCTTCATTACGTTGTCAAGGTTCTCAAACCCGCAACAGGCAAGAGCGTGAAGCCGTACACAAAGACTGTCTCCAAATGACTGATGGGCGTAAGGTTCTCAACCAACGGAGCTTTGCGCCTTACAAACGGAGGTTCGTTTCGGTTCAATAACCTGAATGTTCATCTGCACTGAGGGAGCGAGGCGGTCAGGCGCAACCGCCCCTCCCTCTTCAAGGGTCAGAGGTCACAAAAGAAAGACGCTCACGGCGGTTCGTTGCCGCCATGACCCACTTATACATCAATAAAAGTTTTATCATCATGGCAGAAGAAAAGACTATCGAACAAAAAGCCGCCGAGACCATTCTTCAAACACCCGTTGAAGTCAAGGTCGGCAGCAAAACTTATATGACAGCCCCGCCAAGTACGGCAACGCTTATTCTCGCATCAGAGGCTGTTTCACGTTTGCCACACGTTGTTCTTGACCCGAAGAACGTTGTGGAAGAAAGCCTGTCAATCGCAAAAGATTGTCGGGCTTTAGGCGATATTGTCGCGATATTCATTCTCGGAGCAAAGAACCTGAAAGAAAAAGTCAAGGTTCAGAAGAGCAGAGAGAAACGCTATCTGTGGGGGCTGTTCAAGCGTCAGGTCGTTGAAGAGGTTGAAGAGGTCATAGACCGCAAGGCAGAACTCGCCCAAGAACTTCTTGAAGAACTCACGCCCGCTGAACTTTATGACCTCACGGTTACTGTTCTGCAAAGAATGAACCTGACCGATTTTTTCGGTCTTACCACTTTCCTGATAGAAATAAATCTGATGCGGCAGACGAAAGTGGAAACAGAAGCGACAGCCCCTGGGCAATAATCGCCGCAACGGTCAAGGCTTACGGGCAGACCTTTGAAGAGGTTCTGTATAACATGAGTTACCCAAACCTGATATTGTACAACGCCGTTCTGCCGTCTTATAACACAAAAGACAAGTCAGACGGCTCAGGCTCAGGGCAAGAGGTAATCAAGGCTGACGACCCGAGAAATAAAGAACGAGTTAAACAATTCTTTGACAGTATCGAATAAATGGAGAACGAGAACGGAAAACTTTTTTACGGAACGGGGCTTGACAACAGTCAGCTCCGTGTTGGTGCTGCGGAAGCGAAGAGACTTCTTCACGGCATTGGCAGCACGGCTTCAAGTGAGGGCGACAAGATAGACGACTCAATGAAGAAAATCGGGAAAGCCGTTGCGGGTGTCTTTGCCGTTTCTCAAATCAAAGAGTTCGTTTCTCAGGTCGCAAACGTCAGAGGTCAGTTTCAGCAGCTTGAAATGGCTTTCAAGACCATGCTCGGCTCTGCTGAAAAGGCTGACGCACTCATGCAGCAGCTTATCAAGACAGCCGCCACAACGCCCTTTGGAATGACTGACGTTGCTCAGGGCGCAAAACAACTTCTCGCCTACGGCGTTCAGGCTGACAAAGTGAATGAGACCTTAATCAGGCTCGGAGACATTGCGGCGGGTCTCTCAATTCCTCTGAATGATTTGGCTTACCTCTATGGCACAACCATGGTTCAGGGACGTTTGTACACGCAAGACCTGAACCAATTCTTGGGACGTGGCATTCCTCTGACAGATGAACTTGCCAAGCAGTTCGGTGTTGCCAAAGATAAGGTCAAAGACCTTGTTACTGAGGGCAAGGTCGGCTTCCCTGAGGTTGAAAAGGCGATCATCGCCATGACCTCTGAGGGTGGCAAATTTGGCGGTCTTATGGAAGCTCAGAGCCACACGATAACAGGTCAGATTTCAAACATCGAAGACAGTATCGAACAAATGTTCAATGAGCTTGGTAAGAAGTCTGAGGGCGTTATCTCTGACGTTCTGAGCCTGACATCAAAAGCCATTGACAACTGGGAGAATATCGGCAAGGTTCTTCTTGTCGTTATCAGCACATACGGGGCTTATAAAGCCGCCGTTATCGCTGTTGCCGCCGCTCATAAAATGGCGGCTATATGGGGAGAGGTTTCAGCCTTTCTTTCTCTGACAAAGAGTATAACGTCAGCCAAGGACGCAATGCTTCTTCTTAACATGGCGACAAAGGCAAACCCGATAGGGCTTGTTTTAGGCGTTGTCGCCGCCGCTGCAACCGCTTTCGGTCTGTTCTCAGACAATACAAGCAAAGCGGCTGAAATGACAAGCAAATACGGCGAGAAAGCAACCACAGCCATAACCCGTGTTCAAAGCCTTTCAACAGCCCTGAATGGTCTCACGGCGGGCAGCTCAACCCACAAAAAAGTTATGGACGAGCTAAACGGTATTCTTGAAGACTACGGCGTTCAGGCTGTCAAAGAGGACGACAGCATTGATACCGTGAACGAGAAGCGCACTCAGGCTATTGAACTTATCAAGCAAGAAGCCATTGAACGTCAACGCCTGAACGACATCGCCTCAGGAAATGACACATACGCCAAGGCTCTTTCTGACGCTCAGAATGAAATGTTTCAGAAACTTCAAGGGGCTGAGACAGGCGGTACGTTTGCGGGGTTTGTTTGGTCTTCTGACAATGAAGAGATACAAGAAAACGCTGCCGCCATTTCAACCATTATCGCTCAACAGGTCGAACAGAACATCAACCTGATAGCGGGCAAGACGGGCGAAGAATACGAAAAGGGTCTGAATAAGATTTATGCCAATATTCAAGACAAGATGCGTGCTATCGGCATAAGTGAGAAGACAATCGCCAAGGCTTGGTGGGATGACGGCTTTTTCACAAAGACCAACATCGTACAAAATTATATAAACGGCGTTCAGTCAGCAGCAGAGGAACACGACCGTTACACAACAGCCGTGAACAAATCTGCCGCCGCTGAACAAGCCGCCGCCGACAGTTCAATGACATTTGCCGACAAGGTCTCAGCCGTTGAGAGAAGCCTACAAAAGCCAACGGACGGCGTTCATCAGTTGTATGAGAATATCAAACAACTCATGTCGCAATACTCTGAGAATACTATCGGCTTTACAATCAAGTTCAGCGGCGAAGTTCCCGCTTGGATGGATAAAATGGGTATTGATGAACTGACACGCCTCGCGAAGCGTTTCGCCTCTATTGGGTCTTCACTGAAAGACGGTCAGGTGGCTTTAGTGAACGGCAAGGCTTACACAAAGCAACAAGCCTTACAGCGCAGCGCAGAATACGCTCAGGCAGCAGAGAACAAACAGACCGCCGCAGACAACAAGAAGAAACAAAACGAAGCGGCTGCAGAAGAAGCGAAGAAACACGCCAAAGAACGGGCGAGAAAAGCCGCACAAGCCGCTGAGGACAGAAAGCGGGAGCGTGAACAGATTGCCGAGGAAACGGCTGAGAGAAACAACCAAATCGCCGAATACGGGCAGTCTGTCATTGAACAGACTGAGAAAACCGAGCTTGACATCAGACAGGCTAAGATAGAACTCATGGAAGAGGGTTATCAGAAACAAAAGGCGCAGCTCGACCTGAACTATGACCGCCTTATTTCTGAGAACAAAGAACGTGAGCGACAAATGCTTGAAGCCCTTGCCGACAAAATGGTTCTTCAATGGGAGAACAAACACCCCAAGGCAAAGAACTCTGAGAAACAGGCTTACCGCAGCTCTCTTCTGAGTGAAGACAGCGACACCCGCCTGACACGTCAAGACCTGACAACAGAACAGCGGGCGCAGCTCGAAGCATACGAGAAGATAGCCGCCGACACCCGTGTCAAAGGAAATAAAGAGGCTCTGAACACCATGCTGCAAGACAGCCTGACATACGAGCAGCAGCGGGTCAAGATTGCCGAAGAATATCAGAATAAAATCGAAGCCCTCTATGAGCATGACAAAGACGGGAAACGTGTCAAAGATGAAAACGGAAATGACAAGTGGAACGAGGGTGTCACTCAGGGGAACTTCGATGAACTGAATTATCAGCAAGAACAGGCTCTGAACGCCATTGATGAACAGTTTGCGCAGCGTGAAGAGACATACAAGGCATGGTGCAACGAAATCGCCAATCTGACCCTTGAACAACTTCAAGCCCTCTTGGATAAAGCCGAGGAGGAGTTGAAAAAGGTTGAGCAAGACAAGAAGAACGGCACAGCCACTTCACAGCAAGTTGCCGTTGCCCGTGCAAAAGTCACAACCGCCAAGAATAATGTCGCTCAGGCAAAGGCGAAAGCCGACCTGAACCCTGACAAACGTTCAATCAAACAATGGCAAGACCTCTACAAGACCTTGAATGAGGTAAACAAGACATTTGAAGAGATTGGCGACACAATCGGCGGCGTTGCGGGAGACATCATCAAGACGGCGGGGCAAATATCAACCTCTGCCCTTACGATGATAAACGGCATAATGCAGTTGACACAGAACGCATCTACAGGCGTTCAGGCAACAGCGACAGCCTCCTCAAAAGCAATTCAGACGGTTGAAAAGGCTTCTGTCATTCTGACAATTATTTCTGCCGCCTTGCAGATAGCAACGCAGATCGTGAACCTCTTCAATAATGACGACAAGAAGCAAGAGGAAATTGAGGCTCTTCAAAGACGCATTGACCAACTGCAGTGGGAGCTTGACAACGCCGACATCGTGCGCATACAAGAGAAGAGCGGAAAGGCTATTGACCTCGTGAAAGCGAAGCTGAAAGAGACACGGGACGAAATGTTGAAAGACATTGAGACCCTGACAGGCTTTGAGGCAATGTGGGCAAGGCTCACGCTGAAAGTCTCACGCAACGATGAACTGTTGAAACAGTCAGCCGAGAAGATTGCAAAGGCTTACGCCAATGTCGCTTACACGGCTGACAAGGCTCTCGGCGGCAAGAAGTACAGTGAAGCCCAACAGCAGCTTGAAAACATCGCACAGCAGCAGTTGCTCATTCAAGAACAGATAGACACAGAGAACAGCAAAAAGAAGACTGACCAAGGCAAGATTGCCGATTGGGAGCAGAAGATTGAAGAACTGGGCGCAAAGGCGATTTCAATCATAAATGAAATGGTTGAAGACATCATGGGCGGTACAAGTTCTGACATCGCAGAACAACTCTCTGACGCTTTCTTTGAAGCCTTTCAGAACGGCGAGGACTACGCAAAGGCGTGGGGCGATAAGGTCAACGAGATAATCGGCGACATAACAAAACGCCTTTTGGTTCAGAAGTTCTTGGAAGAACCCCTCGGAGAGGTCTTTGACAAGTACAAGGCTCAGTGGTTCAAGGACGGCAAGTTCATGGGCATTGACGCTGTTCTGAACAGTCTCTCGGGCTTGACAAATGACCTGAACCAAGTCGGCACAGATTGGATAACGATTTGGGAGGCTCTCCCTCAACAAATCAAAGACATGATTACAGCCGCACAAGACTCAACCCGTGAGACCTCTTCAAGTGGTATCGCCAACGCCTCTCAGGACAGCGTGGACGAGCTGAACGGACGAGCCACGGCTATTCAGGGTCATACCTATTCAATCAGTGAGAACACAAAATTGCTGCTGAATACGGCGAACCTGATTTTGCAATCAGTCTTGAACATTGAGAGCAACACAGACGGGCTTTCAGACCGTGTGGCGGGCGTTGAGAGCAGCGTGAAAGAGATTAAGGACACAGTAAACGACATCGCCCTCAAAGGCATAAAGATAAAATGACATGAAAGAAGTTATCAGACAGATTTACACACAGGCAAAGCTCCTCGGGGCTTGCCCGTTGTTCAAGGGGACAGAACAGACTGTCGAGGATATTGTCAGGCTGTTTGAAAGCCCTCAGGGTATAGAGTTTTGCATGAAGAACCATTTCCCCAATATGGCGACTTTCAGGCTCTTCAAGCCTCACGGGGTTGAGAAGTACGGCATCTACATTGATGCGGGAACGCTGACCCTGAAAGACCCCTCACGGGCTGTCCTGATAGGAAGAACCTCTGCGACCGTCTTCTGTTCAAAGACAGAACGGCACGAAATCATTCTTCTTCACGGGGCGAAAGCGATAGTGAATGCAAACAAATGGGCTGTTGCCCATGTTCAATCAGAACAGGGCTGCAGCGTCATAAAAAACACCTCTGACAATGCGATTATAATATGATTAACAGACTTTTCATAGACGGTAACGATGCATACTTGCAGTATGGCGTGTATGTGACGAGCGGCGGGTTCAATGAACTTGTCGCCTTTCCGCCGTTGAAGTCTGTTGACAGTAACGATTGGCAAGAGGAAGACGGCGTGGAGGCAGACCTTTCAGCCCCTGTTCTCAACACCCGTGAAATTCAGGTCAAGTTCGCTTTTAGCGGGCTTTTCAGCCGTTTCTGCGCTTTCATTGAACTGTTGTCTGACGGTGCTTACCATGAGTTCTATTGCGCCCACATACAGCGCACGTTCACGCTCAGAATGACACAGCAGCCGAACCTTGACGTGGCGAGAATGTTAGGCACGGTAACGATCAAGTTCTCTGACGATTTCCCGATGAAAGGCTATAAGTACAAAGCCCCCGTGAGTGAGGTCACGCCGTCAGACGATTATTCGCTTGACAATACGCCATTGACAGATTACGGATGTCGGGTTCTGAAAGGTTCTCTGTCTGAGGTTATGAAGACCGCACAAGTGAAACAGAACCTTTTGCGGAATATCAAGACGAAGACGGGTGCCATATATGACGGGAAGCGGGTCACGTTCAAGACAAAGGACGTGAAGTTGTATTGCCTCATGCGGGCTGAGAGCCTGACAGAGTTGTGGCGTAACTATGACGCTCTTCTCCACGACCTCATTCAACCCGAGGAAAGGCTTCTGACGGTCAGAGAACTTGAACAGGATTTCCCGTGTTACTACAAGTCTTGTCAGGTCTCAGACTTCTTCCCTGACGGCAAAATTTGGTTGGAGTTCACTCTGACCCTGACTTTCACGGGGTCTTTCAGGCTTGACGACAACGATTTTATCCTTGCAACGGAAGACGGTATCATCGTGTTCACAGAAGACGGCGAGAACGCAATAGAAATGTTGCCTGACAGTTTCTCTGCCCGTTCTATGCAATTGGTAAATGACCGTTCTCACATACGTTTCATCAACAATGGCAATATAAGGTTCAACAACTAAAAAATAAAAGACAGATGAAGAAAATAAAAATTTCGGAGTTGCCCCTGTATCAGTCTTTGAAAGGGCTGTTTGTCATGGGAACGGACGTGAATAACAGAAGCGTCAAGGTAAATTTGGAGTTCATTGAGAGCGAGACCACAAAAGCCGTCAAAGACGCTGACACAGCAACGGCTGCTGCAGCAAAGGCTGCGGGGCTTGCAGATGAAGCGACAAAAACCGCAAACGCTGCCGCTCAGAGAGCGGACACGGCTCAGGCTCAGGCGGCAAAGGCGGCAAAGGCTGCGTCTGATGCGGCACAGTCAGCATTGAGCGCAAAAACTCAGGCTGACGATGCTGCAAAGGCGGCTCAGGACGCTGCCGAAGCTGCTCAGGCAGCAAAGACTGCGGCAGACGAAGCAACAACCCTGACAAAAGCCGCCACAGAAGCCTCAGAGAAAGCCACAGCCGCTGCAAAGTCAGCAACCGATAAAGTGCTTGACACGCTCGGAAAGATTGTTCCTACGGGCTTGTTTGTTGAGAGCGTTCCCCGCCTGACCCTCGGCAATGTCAACCCCGTTTACCTGAAAGCCGTTTTAAGCCCCGACACGGCTCTGAAAAACCTGATTTATATCAGTGACAACCGAGCTGTCGAAGTCGGCTTAGACGGGCGCATTTCAATCTTAAATAAGGGCGTGAGCCGTGTTCACATTATCCCCACATGTAACACAGCCCTTGCCCGCACCGTTCTGATTGAGGTGGGCGAACCGACCCTGAGGCTTGTCACAACACGCCGACAGATGCGTTTCACACAGTCAGGGGCTTTGCGTATGAATTAACAGAATGTCGAACCCGTTAAACAATGAAGAAACATGGGAAAGAAAGGTTACATCAGTGAATTTATGGGCGGCGGTCGAATTGTCTCTCACGGCAAAATCGCTGACCTCTCAAAGGGCTTCAAGCTCCCGAGTGGAAACCCGTTCTCGGTCTATGTCAGACCGAAGTACAGCGTATCAACTCTTGACACGGTTCTGACCGTGCGCTGCTCTCAGGACGAGAGCCTGACAGAAGCCCCCGTGCCGTTCAATGATTGGTCGCCGTTGGCTATCTCTGAGATTGCCCCGAACTCAGAACTGTTGAAGACAAATGACGTTTATTGGGGCAGCGGTTCTTATGAGGGGGAGGACACGCCATGATAGTGTCGCTGTTCATCAGTGTTGCTCGGCGCATCAGGACATGGACAGCCGCCCGCCGCAACAAGAGAAAAGACCTCAGAATGAACACAGCGTCCTCGGTTCGGTTCATCAACAAAGGCAATAAATCGTATTTCAAATTCTTAAATTAAAAGTTATGGCATTAACAACAGAACAAGAAGAGAAAGTCGCTCAGATAATTGAGGCTTTCGAGAATGGTAAGCGTTTGTCTGACCTCCCTAACGTGTCAGGCACAAACCCTTATAACCTCTTTTGTGAGGTTCTTGACGAAGACGGCGAGAGCAAGAAAGCAGCCCTCGCAACTCTTCTTCCTTACACAGAAGAACAGAGTTCTTACGGCGTTCAGTTTGACACGGCTGTTTCAACACCGACTTGCACCCGTGTCGGCTCTTCTGACCTCCACAAAAGCTGCCCCGTTCAGAACCGTATGCGTGGCTGTCTGCTTGACGATGATGGCAACGTGGTTGAATACCTTGACCCTCGCGATTGGACGGGTCAGGTGCGTGACGGTTCACGAGGTCAGGTCATGGTGGAGATTCCTCTTCACTACCGCAAGTTTGAGACTGACGGCACAAAACTGACCGTCCGCATTTCTGAACTTCCTCTCCCTGGCTATCATCAGGTGCCAAAGTGTTATGTGTCGGCTTACGAGGCTTCCCTTGACCGCTCAAACAATAAGTTGGCTTCCGTCTGCAACGCCACAGAACAGTACAGAGGCGGTAACAATAACGCCAATTATGACGGCACATACCGCTCATTCTTGAACCGTCCCGTTACAGCAATCAGCCGCACGAATTTCAGGAACTACGCCCGCAAGCGCAAGTCAGGCAGCACCGAGTGGAACTGTATGACTTATGACATGCAGAAGACCCTCTATTGGCTCTTTGTCATTGAGTACGCCACACTTAACTCTCAGGCGGCTTACAACGCTTCGCCGACCGCTGAGGGCTTTCATCAGGGCGGCTTGGGTGACGGCGTGACAACATTCAGCGGCAACGATTGGAACACGTTCAACGGTTATTACCCGTTTGTACCTTGCGGTATCTCTGACAGCCTCGGAAACAGAACGGGCGTTGTGGATTACACGGTCAACAATGAGGCTGAGAGCAACCCGATAACAAAGACATTCCAAGTTCCCCGTTACAGAGGCGTTGAGAACCCATTTGGGCATATTTGGCAGTGGACGGACGGCATTAACGTGCGTATCAGCCCGAACGCTGACAAGGGCGGAGACGGTCTTTCAAAGGTCTTTGTTTGCTCTGACCCCGCAAAGTTCAACGACAGCAATTATGAGGGTTCTTCTCATGTTGGCAATGAAGCCCGTACAGAAGGCTATGTGAAAGAGGTCATTTTCGGAGAGGGTGGCGAGATTATGCCAAAGACAGTCGGCGGCGGTTCTACCACTTATTTCTGTGACTATCATTACACAAACATTCCAACGACTGAAACACTCCGTGGGGTTCTGTTCGGCGGTTATGCGAATTACGGCTCGGGTGCGGGCTTCGCTTTTGCGAACTCGAATAACGCCCCCTCGTATACGAATACGTACGTCGGTTCTCGCCTTTGCTTTTTCCCCGCAACAGCGTAACACGCCCCTCGTTCATCGTTTAACCCTTTAACTCAATCAAGAGACAATGGAAGAAAATAAGAAGCCCGATGACGGTTCACTTGCCTTTCTGAACATACCCCGTGACGAAAGCAACCGTTCTTTCAACTGTGACGAGACAACCCAATCAAAGTTGGTCAACACCTCATTTTGGGTCTGTGACTTCATAGAGGACGTGCCGACAAGGTTCAGCAAGACGAAAGGGACAAAAGGTCAGACGCTTGTCAAGATTAAGCCCGATAAGAACAGCCCTGAGGCAGACGCTAAGAAGTTCTTCACGGGTTCAGCAGACATTCTCTATGTTTGTCAGGAAATCAAGAAGCGCAACGCCTTTCCCCGCCGTGTCACGTTGAGAGGAAACGGAAACCGTTATTGGTTTGAATAAAGAGACATAAAAATATTAAGGTTGGTCGCTCCCGTGGGGTTCTGTTCAGCGGTAATGCGAATAACAGCTCGAATGCGGGCTTCGCTTATGCGAACTCGAATAACACCCCCTCGAATACGAATACGAACATCGGTTCTCACCTATGCTTTTTGAATATTTTCATCAGGTGTCAAAGCCTGAAAAAGATATTAAGGGCGGCAACCGTACCTCTTGGTAAAAAACTTCTGAAAACTGAAATGTGTCGGTAGGAACGCCTGTTGTATGGGCTACCGAAGACTCAAAATAAGAAAGCAAAGAAACATGAAGCGTATTGACAACTTATACGACAAGATAATCTCGTTAAAAAACCTCCGCCTCGCCGATGAAAATGCGAGACGGGGGAAGACGAACACATACGGGGTCAAGGTTCACGACAAGAACCGAGAACAGAATTTGTTGGCTTTACATGAAGCCTTGCTGACAAAGACGTTCAAGACCTCTCCGTATGACGTGTTCACGATCTACGAGCCGAAAGAAAGAATTATTTATCGTCTTCCGTACTATCCTGACCGTATCGTCCACCATGCTGTCATGAACGTTCTTGAACCCATTTGGGTGCGGCTCTTCACTTATAACACGTATTCTTGCATTAAGGGTCGTGGTATTGAGGGCTGCGCCCGTAGGGTTGACAAGATAATCAAGAGTTTTGAGGGCAAGCCTCTCTTCTGTCTGAAAATTGACATCAAGAAGTGCTACCCCTCCATGCGTCACAGGGTTCTGAAACGGCTCATACGCCGAAAGATTAAAGACAAAGACCTTTTGTGGCTTCTTGATGAAATCATAGACAGCGCATCAATGGATGATGCGGGCAGACCGCTAACAGAGGCTGACAAGGCTCAAAGCGACCCCGAGGACGCTCACGGGCTTCCGATAGGCAATTATCTGAGCCAATACCTCGCAAACCTCTGTTTCTGTTATTTCATGCACTGGGTAAATGAACAGCTTGCAGAACTTGTGAAAAAGGCTCTGAGGCTGACAGTAAAGCCCCATATTGAATGTACTGAATACGCTGACGATATAACGTTCTATGCGGAAAGCAAAGCCGTTCTGCATGAGGTTCTGAAACTCATTCGGGTTCAACTTGAAGACGGTCTGTCCTTGAAGATAAAAGGCAACTATCAGATATTCCCCGTAGCGAAGAACCGTTATGACAGACACGGGCGTGCGCTTGATTATGTCGGTTACAAGTTCTTCCGAGAACAGAAGTTGATGCGCAAGTCAATAAAACAGAATTTCTGCCGTGAAGCCGCCCGCCTGAACAAACGGGAGAAGCCGTTAAGCCAAAAGGCTTACAAACAGGCTGTTTGCCCGTGGTTGGGTTGGGCGAAACACAGCAATTCAAGACATCTTTTGAAAACAATTATTAAACAGAAGTATTATGGCATTCTATGACAACAAGCCCTCCAAGTTGGAGGCAGTGGGTAACGGTTCTTACTTGTACCGTTGGAATATTCAGGAGGTAAAGCCTGAGAGCGTTGAAAAGACCTCAGAAGAGGGCGCAGAGGCTCAGGCAGAGAAAGCCCCTCAGTTCTCATGTGAAGAGGTCTCAGTGTGGGAACCGCTGACCTCAAACAAAATCACAGAGGCGGTAATTACCTCAAAGTGGGACGCTAACTACGAGCAGAAACTTGTCAACGAGTACAACGCCGCACAGCTTGGTTTATACGGCGCAAAGACATCTGACGAGGCGAAAGCCCACATTAAGGCTTACACAGATTATCTTACAGAGCGTGCCGCCCTGAAAACTCAGGTAGATGCGGACTGCGCCGAGTTCGGTATTCTCTAACTCTCTGTTTCAGGAGTGAGGGGCGGGCGGTTCAGACTGTCAGCCTCTCTACTCTTTGAAAAATGGCGGTAACTCATTCTAAAGCCCCACAAAGCGTTTTTAAGTGATTACCTTATAAACATACCACAGAGAAAAGTAAACGCCGTGTGCGTCAAATTCGCAAAAAATAACTCTCAAATGAAACGACAATGATAATTTACAACGACAAAGGCAAAAAGCTCCTTGAAATTGAGGTTGACGATAACAGTTATCGCCACAGAGTTATCATGGGCGATTATAACCTCACGCTTTATTACAGCCTCGCAGAACACATTGAGTTGCCCGTGGGCTGTTATTGTGACTATCAGGGAGAACGCTTCACGCTTGAACGCCCTGAGGCTTTCAAGATGAAACACAGCCGCAGTTTTGAATACACCGTGACAATGGAGAGCAGTCAGGCAAAGGCGAAGATTTGGAAGTTCAGAAACCCCGTTGACGGGCGACTGAAATTCAGCCTGACCGCCAAGCCCCATGAGCACCTCCAAATGTTCGTTGACAACATGAACCGCCGTGACACGGGTTGGTCGGTCGGCTCTTGTGTGTCAGGCGATGAAGTCTGCATATCGTACAGCCACGCTTTCTGTTATGAGGCGTTGGAACAAATGGCTTCAACCCTGAACACGGAATTTGAGTTTAACGGCAAGACCGTCTCGCTCCGCAAAGTTGAATATAACAAGAACAACCCGCTGTCGCTCTCATACGGGCGGGGTAACGGCTTCAAGCCCAATGTGGGGCGTTCTAACTATGGGGAAACGCCGCCGACTGAAATTCTCTACGTTCAGGGCGGTTCAGACAATATAGACCCGAGCAAATACGGAAGCTCAGAACTTCTTTTGCCGAAGTCTCAGTCAATAGGCTTTGACGGCGTTTACTTTGAAGACGAAGAGGGCTTCAACGCTGACAACGCCCGTTACTATATGACTGACGATTTGGGGTTCTCAATCAGAAGAAAGGACAAAGACCTGACAAGCCTCGCCGAGAGCAGTCTTGACTGTTCAGACATCTACCCGAAGCGTGTCGGCGAAATCTCTTCTGTCGTGTGTGTTGACAAAGACAAGAACTTTTACGACATCATAGACAACTCAATCCCTGAGAACCTTGACTACGAGAAATGCCTGATAGACGGCGAGACCATGACAGTTATCTTTCAGACGGGCATGTTGGCGGGTAAAGAGTTTGAAGTGAAATACTACCACAACTCAATTCTGAACCCTGACGGCTCTTTGAAGAAAGCCGCCCGCCGCTTTGAGATAACGCCGCAAGAGATTGACGGGCAGACCATGCCGAATGAAACCTTTTGCCCCCGTGCTAACGAGAAATACGCTGTATTCAAGTGTATGTTGCCTGACGCTTATATCTGCGACAACGCCACAAAGTCAGGGGCTTCATGGGATATGTTCCGTCAAGCCGTGAAAAGTCTCTTTGACAACGAGGAGACAAAGTTCACGTTCACGGGAGACCTTGACGGCATTTGGGCAAAGAAAGATTGGCTGAACATAGGCGGGCGCATCAAGCTCGGCGGGTATATAAAGTTCTCCGATGAACGCTTTCAGAAAGACGGCGTTCTCGTCCGCATCACGGGCATTAAAGATTATATCAACAAGCCGCACAGCCCCTCTCTTGAACTGTCAAACGAGACGAAAAGCGCATCTTTCTCTTCAAAGTTGAAGCAGCTTGAAAGCGAGGAGGTGGTCATTGAAGACAACCACCGTGAGGCTATTCAATTCACAAAGAGACGGTTCAGGGACGCAAAAGAGACAATGAGCATGTTGGAGGCTTCGCTACTTGAAAACTTCACTCAGAGCATAAGCCCTATCGCCATACAGACTATGCAGATGCTTGTCGGCGATGAAAGTCTTCAATTCCGTTTCGTCTCTTCAAAGACAAACCCGACACAGGTCAGCCACACGATAAACTACGATCAGGAGACAAAGACCCTGAAAGCGGCTGCGGGTCTCATTCAGCACCTGACGCTCGGCGTGTCTTCTTTGAGTTCATCGCATAAGCCCGAAGAATACTTATATTGGAACGTTGAAGAGTTTGAGAGCGCAAGACTTGAAGACGGGTCAAAGAAGTATTATCTATACGCAAAGGTCAGCAAGACAACCGACAAGGGCGTTTTCTTTCTCTCTGAGAGCGCAAAAACGCTGAATGGTGTTGACGGTCATTACTGCCTCCTTGTCGGCGTTCTGAACAGCGAATACAACGGAGAGAGAAGTTTTGCCACGCTCTACGGCTTCACAGAGATATTGCCAGGGCGTGTAACGACCGACAGAGTTGTGTCAGGTGACGGCAACAGCTATTTTGATATGCTCGCCAACGCCATGAAGCTCGGGGATGCTCTTGACTTCAATTCGGCGGGGGACGGCAAGCTCAGAATAAAAGGCACAATCGTTCAGAGCCAAAGCGGTCAAGAGAGCTATATCGGCTGTTATAGGGGCGAATACAATGCCTCATACACTTATTATAATGGCGATGAGGTCACTTTCACAAAGGACGGCAATACGTCAACATACAGAATGTTCAGCGACACGCCTGTCAAGGGCATTGAGCCGACAAACACTCTTTATTGGCAAGTCGTTGCTCAGGGTTCAAAGGGGGCTGACGGAACTTCTGTTAAAATCAAGGGTCAGGCTTACGCACATTATTCAACAATGGAAGAATGGGATCAAGACAGAAGAAAGCCCGTTGTCCTGATTGATAAATATACGCTGACATCGGGGGAAACGACCGAGGATAAATATTGTGTTGTCAAGAAGCTCGGAAGACCATTTGCAGGAGCGGCTGAGGGTTGGATTACCGTTTACGCCGAGGAGGGGGACGCTTATATAATGAACTCAGACGATGAAGCCTTGAACGGTTGTATGTATGTGCCTCAGACAGACAAATGGCAAAACGTGGGTCGAATAAAAGGCGACAAAGGCGACACGGGTCAAGACGGCGCAGCGGGTAAGTTCACTGAACTACGTTACGCCAAGAACGGCTCAACAACAACGCCGCCCGCCCTCTCAAAATCAAGCCTGAACCCGTCAGGGTGGATTACTGAGGTGCCAACGGTTGCAAGCCTTGAATATCTGTGGCAGACAACAGCCGTGAAGTCAGGTGACGGCAAGACGCTTCTTTCTCAGTGGTCAAACCCCGTGAGAGTAACACCGTACAACGGCATTGACGGTCAAGACGGCGCAGACGGTAAGGACGGAACAAACGGGCGTGGTATAAGAAGTGTGACAGAGTACTACGGGGTCAGTCAGAACAGCAATGTTAGACCAACCGTTTGGTCTATTTCTTCTGTGCCTACACTCTCTGAGACAAACAAGTATCTTTGGAATTATGAACGCATCTTTTATACTGACGGCTCTTCTGTCACGACTCCCGCTGTTATTATCGGCTGTTATGGAGATAAAGGGCGTGGCATTGTTTCAATAACAGAAATGTACCTTGCCACGAACCTCTCAACGGGCGTGACAAAGAACACTATTGGTTGGAGCAGTTCTGTTCAGGATATTTCTGCCTCGCGCCCGTACTTATATAATTATGAGATTATAAAGTACTCAGACAACACAACAGAAGAGACAGACGTTGCCCTGATTGGACGTTGGGGAATGGACGGAGAGAACGGTCAAGACGGAGCATCGCCCGCCCCCATATTCCGAGGAAATTATTCTTCAACAAAGTATTATTATGGCAATCCTCATAGAGTGGATATTGTCAAATATAACTCTGTCTATTATGTGGCAAGAATTGACGCTCCAAGCGGCTCAGGCGGTTTTGTTGGTCAAGCCCCGACAAACACGAACTATTGGAATCCCTTTGGGGCTTCTTTTGAGAGTGTCGCAACACAACTTCTGTTGGCTGAAAACGCCAATATTGCGGGGTGGGTTTTCAGGAACGGGAAACTGTATTCTCAGAACAATTCCTGTTACCTTGACGGGAAAACAGGAGACGTGAATATCCAAGGTAACTTCACTGGTAAAATATCAACCGTTAATGCGGGTAATAGAATTGTGATTGACCCGTCTTCAAATTCAATAATAATATATAACCAAATTCTCGGAAAAGATATTGAAATAATGAGAATTGAGGCTGAGGATATTGGTTTTGGGTTACGCCGTCCTAAGATAACAATGAATGAACTTTCAACTGAAACAGGCGGCGATATAATGAACAAACTTATAGTTTCTGCCTATGAAATTGGACTTTATCGCCATGGGATAGGAGATAACCTTGTCCCGATGTTTCAGGTAACAGGAGGTTGGAATACAAAAAAAGTTATTCTGTCAGATTATGTTTTACCGTCTTCAAGACCCTCAACAAAAGGGCAAATTTATCGAAATGGAGACACACTTAAAATAGTTACTTAATCAATATAAAGAAACATGAAAAGAAAAGTAATCGAATGGTTCTCAAAGAGTAATCGTGGGAAACATTTTGTCGGCGGGGTCTTGATTGGGCTTGGGGCTGACGATTGGTATTGTGCCTGTTATACGGGTGCGGGTGTGGGGGCTGCCCTTGAACTGAAAGACGTTCTTTATGGCGGCTCTTGGGATTGGATAGACTTCGCCCTGACAGCGGGCGGGGCGGTTGTCGGACATTCAATCAGGGTTGTGCTATGAATGAGGTTCAACAAGTTACAGAGATAGCCAAAGGCATAAGCGACTATGGCTTAATGGCTGTCACGGCGGCTTTCTTTCTTCTTCTGTCGGCGGCGATGATGATAGCCATTTTCAGGTGGTTCAAATCAATGATTAACCGCATGTTAGAACAGCAAGAATGCCTGAGACAGTTGTTAGACATTCTTCAAGACAACAACGCAGCGATAAAAAACCTTGCTGAACGTCTTGAACCTGAGACACAGATGCGCATCAGAAACCTGACGGGGTTTGCTTTTGACCTCACTGTGGAACAGGTCTGCCGCCTTATTAAGAGGGTCAGAAAAGAAAACCACATCATCGACCATGAGGCAACGGCAGAGAAGATACGAAAGTCTCTCAAAGTCATTCATGAAGACAGAAACAGCCGCTTTGACCCGTTCACATACCACGGGAAACCGCTGTCAGACTTCTGCGCCCCTGAATGGGTTGAAGACGTGGCAAAGGTCGTTGAGAGTGAAATCTACAATGCGGACGGGGAAAACAACGCCCGTGCTTACACGAATGTTAAACTTGCGTATGATAATATCAAAACAGAGTTTTATCAACGCTTAAACGGTTAAAATGATATGATAGTAATTATTGACAACGGTCACGGAGAAGACACAGCGGGCAAGCGTTCTCCTGACGGAAGACTGAGAGAGTACGCCTACGCCCGTGAGATTGCCAAGCGTCTGCAGTGTGCTTTATGCCATGAGCTTGGGGCGGGTCACGTTTATCTCTTGACCCCTGAAACAAACGACATCAGCCTGAAAGAACGCTGTCAGAGGGCGAACAACCTCTGCAAGGCTCACGGGGCTTCAAAAGCTCTGTTGGTCTCAATTCACAACAACGCAGCGGGGGCTGACGGCAAATGGCATGAAGCCCGTGGGTGGTCGGCACACGTCTCTCTGAACGCCTCTCAAAAGAGTAAGACGCTCGCAACATGTCTTGCTCAGGCGGCAGAGAAAAACGGGCTGAGAGTGAGAAAATACACGCCACAGCAGCCGTTCATCACTCAGAACCTCGCTATCTGCCGAGATACAAGCTGCCCCGCCGTTCTGACTGAGAACCTTTTTCAGGACAACAAAGAAGACGTAGATTTTCTTCTGAGCGAAGAGGGCAAGCAGCTCATTACAAAGGTTCATGTGGACGGCATTCTGTCTTATATCAAAAGCGTGAAGAAATGACAAAGAAACTGTTCATCTTATTGGCGGCGGTCTCACTCATGTGGGGCTGCTGCCCTTGCCGAAACCTGACAACAGAAACAGACCGTCAGGACAGTACCCGTGTTGAAGTCAGGACGCAGACAATTCTCGTTCCTGATACGGTCTTTCTTGAAATACCCGCTCAGACGGCAGAGCGCACAACCCGTGACAGCGTTTCACACCTTGAAAACGAATATGCCACCTCTGACGCTCGCATCAACCCTGACGGCTCTCTGTTTCACGATCTGCGGACAAAGCCTCAGAAGAAAGCCATTGAGACGGACAAGAAGATTGAAAAACGGGACAGCGTGGTCTATCGGAACAGATACCTGAAAGTCAAAGAAAAGGTTTCAGTTCCCCGTGACCTGACAAAGTTTCAGAAATGTGAAATCTTCGGTTTTTGGTTCTTGTTGGCAATCTTCGCCTTGGTTGTGTACCTGAAACGGCTTCAAAAACAGTGAAAACGCTAAAAATGATTAAGCCGTAAGCACAAAAATCGGAAATTCTGTCGGAATTAAAAAAGAAATTCTTACCTTTGTGACAAAATTTGAAAATATAGCGTTTGCTATTGTTTTGAGGGTCAAGAAAATCGCCAAAATTTCAGACAGCCTTAAAAGCAATGGTAGATGCCCACGTATATCGTGGGCATTTTCCTTGTAGGCTGTTCGGGTGTTTGGCGATACCTCTTGACCGACAAGGGGATGCCCACGTTTTTACGTTGGGTCTCTGTGACAACGGCGAGCCGTGTTTTGCAAAGGTACAAAGTTTTAACGTAAAAACAGCAGATATGGATTTCAAAGATTCGATTAAACAAATATCTGAGCGCATTGAAAGTCTGAAAGACAACTTGAAGACAGAAGAAGCAACGAAGACGGCTCTCATTCTGCCTTTCCTGAGTGCTCTCGGCTATGACGTGTTCAACCCATTGGAGGTGTTACCTGAAATGAGTTGTGACATCGGTATGAAAAAGGGCGAGAAGATTGACTACGCCATTCTGAAAGACGGCGAGCCGATTATTCTCATTGAGTGTAAACATTGGGAGCAAGACCTGAACCTTTATGACAACCAACTGATACGTTATTTTAACGTGTCAAAGGCAAAGTTCGGGGTCTTGACAAACGGCATAATATACAAGTTCTACACAGACCTTGCCGAGCCTAACAAAATGGACGAGAAACCGTTCTTGGAAGTGAACCTCCTTGAAATGAAAGACGCTCAGGTCGAAGAGTTGAAGAAGTTTCATAGGTCTTATTTTGACGTTGACAACATTCTCAGTTCGGCAAGCGAGCTGAAATATATGGGCGAACTTAAAACCGCCATTTCAAAGGAGTTCGCGAACCCCTCTCCTGACTTTGTGAGGTTCTTCGGGAAACAGGTCTATGACGGCGTTTTCTCCCAAAAGGTTCTTGAACAGTTCACAGCCCTGACAAAACGTACAATCGGCAGTTATATAAACGACATTATTTCTGACCGTCTGAAAGCGGCAATCAAGACAGATGAAGAAGCAACCGCCACAGAACAGAAGACAGCCGAGAAGACAGAAGAACAGCCCACAGAGCCTGAGACAAACGAGGACGGCATTGTGACAACAGAAGAAGAGTTGGAGGCGTTCTTCATCGTGAAGTCTATTATCCGCAGCGTTGTGACCTCTGACCGCATCACATACAAGGACACACGATCATACTTCGGGGTTCAGATTGACAACAATGTGCGGAAGACGGTTGTCCGCTTCTACTTCAACCAACAGAAGAACAAGCGCATTGCCATTATCTCAGAAGACAAGTCAGAACGTATGTATAAGGTTCAGACCCTTGACGAGATATACAATTACGCAGATGAACTGACAGAAGCGGCGAAGAGATACGTCTAAACAGCCCAACAGCGATTGCGCCCGTATGTCGGCGTAAGTTTGTTCAGGTGATAACTTACACGAGATTGAAAAGTAAAGCCCACATGCGGCGTATTCGAGAAAAATAACTATCTTTGCCCTCAGAGGGCTTGAAGAGGGGTCGAAAAGCCCCTCTTTTTTCATTTTTGTTGCTGTTTTGTTGCTCTGACAGACTGTTAAACAGTCAAACCACGTTATAAATCACTGATTTACAAGTTATAACAAAAGTACTGCGTGGGAAAGTAACCTTTCTGCATCGGCAAGTGATTGCCTATTAAAAACACTCAACAAATCTCACATTCTATAGTTAAAGCGCTCACACCGAGCGCTTTTCTTTTTTGCGGTCACTCTCGATACAAATCGATGATGACCGTTTTTGCGTCTATTTTCGTACAGTAACCTTATACTGAGAAGTTTCTCTTTAAGTACAGGCCTCGTAGGCTCACTGGTAATAAGTTCTTGCACGAACAATTCACCAACATCAGAAGTATATACTGATTTACCAGAATTGTTCATGAACTTTACAATTCCACTTGTCCATAATCGTTGGATTTCTTTGATGCGATTTGGTGTATAACCTCTCGCGGAAAGATAATCAACACATCTGTTGATTAATGTTTGAATTTCCTGTTGTTCCATAGGTCTAATATTTATGATTGAACATATATTATTAGACCGTATTTATTATGGAAAGTTATAATGTAAAGTAGATAAATTCATATTACGTGGATATTCGTATTTTCAATTGGAATTAGAAAAAGACTTTTCATAATAAAGTTGTATTCATAATCGTATGCATCAAGCACTTTGAGGGCTTACATACTTGGAAAGACTATCCGTATGTGGGCTACGGGCATAAACTATTGCCCGGAGATAAATTCATTCCTGCAATGAAGGAACGGCAGGCGGATTCCCTGCTTCGGGCAGACCTGATGAAGCGTCTGATGATGTTCAGGGACTACGGCTCGGTGCGGGCAGGTTGCTGGGATACGGCAAGCATCCCAAGAGCAGATTATTACGGAAGATAGAGTCGGGCGACAGGAATTTCTACCGTGAATTTGTCTCTTTTTGCAGATACAAAGGCAAAGTTCTACAGGGGCTTGTCAAATGACGAAAGGTGGAGTTTTCCCTCTTAAATACGCCTTTTGCGACATTTTTATGCTCCGCAAGGGGCGTTTTCTTGCCGTTTTATTCGGCTTTATCGCTATGAGATGATTTTTAAATAATAACTGATAGTAATATTAGTTCAAATATAGATTCTTTCATAGATTGTCATGGGGGAGCACTTTAGTCGATTATTTCCAAATTAATTCTTAAACGGTTTAAAAAATTCTCTTCTCCATTTTATCATGAACTTCACGCAAGTTCTTCATTAATTCAATGACGGGGGCACTGATGCTCTCTGACTCAGGAATGATAGGGTCATCGTCCCACTCCAATGCATTTCTCGTTGGTTCATGCGCAGAAACTTTCCATGCATCGGTAATGATAACCTTTTTAAGTTCGATGGCTTCGCTAAAATCAATGTTCATATTTACATGCATCTGGTCGTCAATTGCTACTGCCACAAGCTGGCAATTGCCAAACCGAGAATATACCCGTTCAAAATTATCAAGATTCGACGTGTCATTTGGAGTCATTGTGTGCTTCCGACACATTACAGCTATATATTGCCCCTCCGTGATATGGTCCAAGGGTATCTCTGGTGCCACACATGCTCTATACCATGAGGGATGTTGTTTGTCGATGCCTCTTATCAGATGCAGTTCTACACTTGATTGACCTTTTGCTATTTTTTCTTTCCATTCATGGATGATTCTTTTGCCTGCCTCCAAGTTCTTGAAGGCCAGGCCTACTATAGGTGGTGTCGCAAACCATTGGTCGTACATGAAGCACACCCCCGTCCATCCAGCCTTATCCCACCATTCCATAGTGCTGGAGATACTGAATGTTTGTACACCTCGCTGTTCTGTATGTGGGTTCTGATCTGTTAACGTTTCTCCCTTTGTATCTGCCTTGCATACATAGGTCTTGTCATTTGCATTTTCCCATTGACGGATTGAATACTTGAACTTATCGCCAAGCACATTATAAACCGCGTTGTTCAACTCTAGCAAGGCAATGATTCTGTCCATGATTTTTTCTTTCTCGTGTCGCTGTGCTATCAAATCTTTTACATCTTCGCTCGACACAGTGTTAAGCGACATAAAATATGCCATAAAGAAAGCAAAACAGTGCCAATACGTTTCTCCATCAAGAGTGCCGTAGTTCACGTTAAATACATATTGGTTTTCGTTTTTTCCTCTTTCCATTTCTGATTGTTCATCAGTTGGGGCAATTTCCACTTGAATTTCCGAACTCATTACCACAAGTTCCAGCGTGTCAAAAGTGGCAAGCAGTGTTTCAACTGTTGCCAAAAATGTCTCTGCCACCAGTTGACTTCTAACTGAGTTCTCGTACCTGACAGTGAATCGACAACCCTTTGCCAATGTACTGATAGTGGTCTGACCTTCTTCTGCTATATTAAGAGGGTTAAGGAACTGCTTGTGTATAGGTTGCTGCCTGAGCAATTTGCCCCAATCATCAGTGATAAGATTTACGAATTTCTCATCTACAGACTCTTGGTATCCTAATGCATATTTCAGATAGTTTTCTGAAATGGGCATATCGCAACGTGCAAAAATGTCTGGCAAAACGGAAATAGTTTCTCTCGTGAGGTCGACTGCTGCAAAATGGCAAGCCCAGCCTCCATCGAACAATATATCTTTCTCAACAAATTCTTTACTCTCTATTTCTTGACCATTATGGGCAATGATAAACAACAGTTCTCTCCAGTTGAGATACATCACAAGTCGGCCTATCATCAGCTCTATTTCACACAATTTCCATAGCACGGTAATCAGCAGATGACTGATAGTACCCTGCGTAAAGAACTCCTTGACAAGTATCGACGCAGCCTTTACCAAATACGCCTTTGCACTGTAAGGCAGTTCAAGATTATAAAAAGCTATGCCCATATAGCCGTATGTTTTCACCAGTTCGGTCTCATAGCCTTCTTTCATGAATGCCTGTACACAGTGACCCAAATGCTTTACCACAGGCTTGTATTGCTGCTTGTCTATCAAGGTCTGTGCACGATTGAAATGTATTATGGCACCCTCTACCTCAGATTTACGCAGAGACGAAATCTCCGAAATCTTGTCAATAAGTTTCTCATATTCCTCGTTATCATCTATCACGCGTCCAATCATTTCAACTATGGTTGTCTGTGCGTCAAAACTGATGTCTGGATAGTTGGCACTTGTCTCTATCAGTTCTGCCAGTTTCTTTAACTCAAGCGTCGGGTCTTGTGCATATTGTACCATTTGGAGCAACCGATGTTCAGAAAAGAAGAGTTCGAGGAACAGACGGCTCGCCTGCGACAGATCTTCGCGCTCCTTTATCGCCTTTAAATCTTGTATTTCCTTCCCGAACCTTTCGGAATCAAACAAACCTACTCTTGCCGCATTTTCCAAATTGGTGAGGATATTGGCCATCAGCTCTATCGTATGCACAGTTGTATGCATATTAGCATACTCCTTTAGCTTCAGATAATCTGCATACATTGCATTCACATCGTGAAACCAGAAAAACGATGTCCAAGCATGATTATACGTTATATTGAACCGTTGCACGGAAGTACCGTGTACTTCTGCTTCTCGCTGCGCACGGTTGAAGCGACCTTCAGTCTCCATCCGAGGGCGTTCCAGGCCTCTGCTTAATAGGCAGGACTGGAGTAAGTCATCAATATAGTCCGTATCTAGGCTTTCTACTTGCCGTGACAGCAAGTCATTCTCTAACTTCTCCAGTTCTTCTTTTCTGCGCTTATCATTAGTGCCTTCTTTGACGGTCTTTCTCTTGTAGTCTTCAGAAAAGTTCAGTTTCTCGGTGGCAACATCATAGCAGCCTTGTTCAAACACTGCAAACTGACACCACTTACCATCGAAGATACTCACGGCTACACCGTATTGTTTCGATAGTTCATCCTCGACCTCCTGACGTTTACTTGACTTGATTTTCTGACTAGAGAAGAATACCACCTTCGTATAGCCACGTCCAGTCTCTACAGCTTTCTTGACATCGCCCTCTATCTTACTTTTCCAGTTCTTCTGTACACTGATGGCTATCGCCCATTTATGGTCGCCAGTACTGCCTTCAGACACCCACCATCTGTCTGATATTGCTTTGTCGACAGGATACGTCTCTCCATCCACCTTACCATCACCTCCGCCATCGGGACCGGTCTGCGGTTTTATGTTGGGTGTCACCAGTCGTGCTGCCAGCACTAAAACAAAGTTCTCAAACTCCGACTGTTTCTTATCCTGCGAGAGCTGTTGCAATTTCAGGTCAAAGAGTTCAGGAGTGAGCTTAGTCTCGTACACGACCTCCGTGTCCGAGAAGAGATTATTTCTCAGACGCCGATAATACGAGAAAATATCCTGCTGCGCCGTTACCAAATTATCTTCAAGTTCCAGTGTATCGTTAACTATAGGTTCTTCCATTAATCGAGTTGTAAGTGACTCATAGAAGATTCGAACTTCTGCCTTCCCCTTCAGGATAGCCACGATTCTGTGCCTATCCTGAAGGGGGATGAACTACCACTATTCTAATGAGTCGATTATATTGTTTATTGTCAATTTGTCAAGAGTATATCCATAAAGGCTTTTTACACAGTTTGACACATAGGTATGAAGTCTTTTTGTCCTACCTTCGTGAAGGAACCTTACATATTGTGGAATCAGTTTGTCCTTGTTACTAAGCACTAACTGCTTCCAATCAATGTGAGGTAATAGGCTAACCGTCAAAAGGTCTGCAATATTTTTAATATTTGCTGTGCATAGAATAAAGTCGTCAAACGACAACTGTGATTTTTCATTTGGTTCGTTGAGAGTCGGGTAAAAAGCAGTAATAGCTATTTTATCGATAGCTTTGTATTCTTTCTCGTAGTCTTGATTCAAGCTATGGGCCACGTCATTACGCAACAACCTGTAATAGTCATATAGGTCTTTCTTAAACCTCTCAATTGAAGGGCTAATCCCATTTTGCGAAAGTGCGTCCAAAAGCTTATCAAACTTTGAACCATCTATTTTGCTTAATGCAAAAGCAGGGCCTATTAAGAACCTCACATCATCAACGAAATCCGTAATGAACTCATCAAAACTCGCATTCGGGAACACAAGATAACCCTGATATTGTTTCTTCCTGAAGTTCGCAAGACTTATGCTATTCAACCTCACCCCAGTAGCAGTAGAAGTGCGGCTAAGAAAGGCATCGAAAGACTCCTTCTTGACATCGAAAGTACCAAGATAATATCTACTGGCCACCTCTTGGTACTCGACTAGTGCATCATACTGACCCAATGTCAGCCAGAGTTTACGGCTTGATGGTATGTCAAACGTTGTCTTCCTATATGTTGAACGGTTCCTATCCATATGCTATTGGAAAGCCCTCCTAGCTTAATGCGAGTTTAAAGAGTTTTAATTATCTATAATTAAAGACTTAGCAAAGCCTGCTGTAATTCATAGTGTGAAAACACTATGAATTACAAACAAAAACTGCCATAATAATCAATAGCAAAGTTACAGATTTTTTTTGTATGGCAGATGATTTCTGCAAGTTTTTTTCACCTCTGCTTCGGGATAGGAGAAAACTTGCGCCACTGCTTCGCAGTAAGCCGTCTGTTTAGGAAACTGTTTGATTATTATTAATGTCCCCTGATTTTTATATTTCTAATTTTGGCTTTTTGTTACTTTTGAGCCGTTCCGACTCACTGTCAAAAGTAACGAGGTGTTTTCATTGGGGTTTCTTTGCTCCTTTCTTTGTCCGCCCGATGCTCACGAAAGAAAGGAGCGGTCGGCAAATCTGCCGACCGCTTTACTCCGTCAGTTTTTCTTGAACAGTTATCCGTCCCGTCCTTACATCGGGGTGAGTGGAGAAAGCCCAATTGATTTCCTCATCGGGCAGGGTGCTGTGAATATTCCCACCCATTACCAATCCGCAATTCTGAATGACCTTTTGCCGTGCGTCCTCCCTGCTTTCGGCAACCACCTCAAACACTCCATCGAATATATATTGCGTCCGTACTCTGTAAACTTTCTTTTTCATATCCTCAAAACTCAACCTTTAATAATCTGTGTTCCATCGGCTCACCATTGGATAACCTGCGGTGGGTAAGCCAAAAATGATGTGTGCCATAGCCGTATACAAAGAACTTGTCAAGTTCCGTTTCTTCGGCTATCTGCTTGACAGCAGTCCTTAATTCCTCTTCATTGGCGGATAAGGTAATGGCATTGATTACCCTTACAAGGATATGAGGCATCTCGTCCGTCCAATTACATACGATGCTTTCAATTTCTGCTTTCATATCTGTGATGTTTTGGTGATTGTTGCTTATGCTGTCGCCCTCATTCTCTGCCTTATCAATTTGCGGTTGGCATTGACAAGGCTCACGATTTGGTCGTGATGTTCCGTATTCTTATTGCACACGCCACGACTTTGTACCACTTTGAGCGTGTCCAAATTGACCTCAATCGTTTCTATCCGTCTGCCCTCAATGGTTGCCGAAAGTATCAGCGAGTTTTCTTTGAGGTAATACTCGTTGGAGAATACGCAATGGTGCATTGCCGTGCCCTCCTCCAAATGTTCCCGCACACTCTCCAATACGTGGACTTGGGTTGTGCCGTCCGTGAAATAGATACCGAAGAACTTGGATTTGAGTTCTTGAAAACGCTCCTCGTCCTCCATCGCCTTTCTGCGTTTCCTCTCTATTTCCTCCTTTTCTCTCTGTTTGCGAAGTTCGCTTTGTCTGCGGTCGTGTTCCCGATATAGATCAGTGGGGCAAACATACTTCGGGCTGTGAATGTCCTTGCCCAATCTGCGGAGCATATCCACATAGTCGCACCATATCGAAATGTCCTCTATGTCATAGCCGTTGCGAGTGGCTACCTTATAGGACTGCCAACAAGCGTCAAATGTCCGTGAATTATCAAGAAAGTATTTCAGATGCTCGGTTCTGCCTGTTTTCAGCAAGGTTTCCGCACGGCTGTCGGACAATATGGAGGGAATAAGGATTGTCGGGGCTATGCCGTGAAAATCATCTTTGAAACCATTCCTGCGGAGTGTGTCCGTAACCTTGAACTTGGGATATATCTGTGAGTACGATATATGGCGGTAGGCTTCGTTATCATTGCGGATTGCCATTGGCGAACAGAAAGAAAAGGTATCAATGTATCTTCCCAATGTTCGTTGAACGGCAACAATCGTTTTTCTTCCTTGTGCGTTCCACCAATATTGACCAATTTCAACAACGCAGGACGTTGCTTTGCATCCTTTCTCCATTTCTGCGGAGAGGAGGAACATTCTTAGTACTTGGTATTCTCCACAGGTGGTAAGTATCGTAAAGTATTGTTTCTGACTTATCTTGCGTTCAAAGGTTTCCCTGACCTGCAACCTTGCCCTGCAATGAGGGCAGGTGCAAGTGTCCGTTGGTTTTACCATTGTCCAACTATGCCCACAATCCATACACGTTGTGCGACCTTTGGGCAGTCGATAGGCGAAGTGGTCTATGCACTCACGGAATGCCCACTTACATTGTGTCTTGCTTATCGGTCGCAGTTTTTTGCTCTCGGCAAGTACTGCCTTCTCAAATCTGTTTCTCGGTTTCATAATCTGTCCTCCTTAATCAGTTGTTACGAAATACATAGCCGTCCTTATACCAAAAGTCCGTGTCGAAAAGGTCATCGGCATATTTGGAGAAGTCGAAGTAACTCAATGCAAAATCGGATAATTCATTCTCCATTTTCGCAAGTTCCTCCGCAAAATCTTCCTTGCTTGCATAATTTCCGATGTAGTCGGATTGGAAAGATTTTACAAGGCTGTGTGCGTCTTGTGTGAGTTGGGCGTTGTTGCCGTCTGCCCACACCCAAAAGGCTTCTTTCTCTGTGTCGTTCAGTCTGTCCAACTCGTCCCGAAGTTCAAAGAAGGTTTCCTCCAAATGGCTCTCGGCTGTCAGACCATCGGGGATTTCCTCCCACGCTTGGAACATATATTCGGGTTCTTCCTCGTCCTCGTGTATCTCGGCACAACGCTCCATAAAGCCGTCCAAATCGTAGAAGTCCGAAAGTTCCACCCATTCGCCCTGCAATGAGCCGTTGTTGTACTTGGCATAAGTGCCTACATAGATGCGTGCTTCGTTCAAATCCTTTGCTTCCATTTTTCTTTTGTTGTTCAAGGGGTAAAACTCGAATAGTGAGGGTTGTGCTATCTGCTGTTCCACCTGCTTCTCCGCTTTTGGTTTCTTGGCGGTCAGTTTGCGGTATTCCTCTGCTTGGTATCGCTCGATAGCCTTTTTCCGTGCTTCTGCTTTTTCCTCCTCTGTAAGTTCGATAGTATGGTTTACCACGACTTGGCAGTTGATGGACTTGCCCACCTCGATGTTATCCTCATCGTAGTAGTGAACGGCAAGGGAATATACCTCCTCATCGGACAGACCTGCACACCCCATTCTTTGGACTTCCGTCAAGATGTAGGTAATGCACTCGTCTATGTTCTTGTTCTCCTTGCGGAAACTCTCTGCAAAGAGTTCATCGTATGATGCTCTGGTTTCCAAATAGTTTTGGATAACGTCCTTGAAATGTTCTGTACCTTTCATTGTGGTTGATGTTTTAATCAGTTGAATAATGTTCCGTCGGATAGAAATTCGTAGTTGTTGGCTTCGCAACTCTCGGCAAAGGCTTCTTCGCTGAGTTGATATTCCATATCGTCCCTGCAAGCCTTGAAAAAGCCGTTTAAGCACTTGATCATAAGTTCGTAAAGGGTGGTGTTGTCGGGGGCTTTCAGAAAGTCGTATATAGGCTGTAATATCTCATAGTCTATATAATAGCCCGTCAAAACACAATCATTGGTGACGAATACACGGCTCTTGCGCTTTGTCTTGTAATTGTGTCCCCCAATGGTTTTGGGTATATACAAGTCGTTCCAATAGTTATTGACAAGGTATTTCAGAAGTCTTGTTCCTTTCAGATTGTCTTCTTCCTCGCTGTAAGGAGAAGTGAAACGATACCAATTGGAATAATCATCGTATGACCATCTGTCCACCTTGATATTGAATATCTGTTCAAAGGCTTGCAATGTCTTTCGGTTTTCTTCGTCCCAACCATAGTTGAAATGTTCCGCCCAATGGCTGTGTGCCTTTGCTTGTGCCTCTTTGGTCAGTTCGTGGAGGTTATATACCTCGTATGTTCTTGTTTCCGTTCTCATATTCGTTTGGTGTTATCGGGTTGTATTATTGATGATGTCTTCTCCATTGTCCGCAAAGACCTCGATAGTAGGTTTTCCTCCGTTTTCCTCTACGGATAGGCTTTCGGAGGTGTCATATAATGTTTCTCCGTCCGTAATGATAACTTTCTCGTTGTCCTCAAAACAGAGAGCGTCCTCACCTTGCCACGACTTGACAAGAGCAACGGCTTCCTCGTAATTCTCGGCAGTTACTTCAAAGTGGGTGCGTTCCCAACAAGTAACCTTTCGGTCTCGGTAAAATCTGAATGCTCTCATTGTTCCTATGTTTAGATTGTTGCTAAAATGATTTCTTGGATATGGGTAGGGGCAACCTCTGAAAAGAGATAGGTGATAAACTCCTTTCTGTCTTTCCGATTGAGTTCCTTGTATAGTTCCCCAAAGGCGGATATGTTTCCGTTGAGGTAAACCGATACCATATACTCGAAGATGTTGTCCACTTCGTAGTATCTGCATTGCTGTGCGATTGTCTTGCATCTTCTTTTCATATATCTGTCTGTTTAAGAAATGAGTAACCAAAGTATTGCCCCGATGATGAGGGCATAAGCCAAGATGTACACTGCGATTGCCAAAGTGATGGTAAGGAGTAGCCGAATGAGGAATTTCCCTGCACATATCCCTACCAGCCAAAGCCAGACGCTTCCGCCCCAAAGGAGAGAACCTGCGAGTGCAAGAGCCACCCAAATTGATATTTTGTATCTCAGTTTCATCTTGTCTGATTTTTTTGATTTTATGCGGATTCCAGAGGTGAGGAAGTTGAGTTTCCATTTTAATGTTCTCTGTCCTCGTGTTTCCGACATTTTTTTTATGCGTCTTTCCGTCGGGTCGGTCGTTTTCGTTTCAGGGGCGTAAAGAGGTAGGGCTTAGGGCAAACAAGGTTTTACGGCGAGAATACTACCTGCAATGAAATGGAAGTGTGGAGATTGTCGTCTAAACGGCTTGCCGCCCCGACCTTTTTTGTCCGTGAAAGCCCGAAACTACCTTTGCCGCTGACAACGAACAACCGATCCCGATGCGAATACATAGAATAGAATGTGGAGAGGAACACCTGAGAGGACAGAGCGAAAAAATGAAAGGCAGCCTTCACAAGAAAGACTGCCATAATCGTGAGGAATAAGACGAAAAGAATGAAAACTATTGTCTAAACAGACAACTATTAGAAAAGAAAAACGGAGAAAGTTTCGTCTTTCTCCGTAGATAGTATTACCTTTGCAATAGGTTATTCGAGTTATGCAAAGCGTTGTGTGTCGTTGCAGAAGATAGGTCGCTAAATCATTACCTGCTGAAAATCATAACTCACAAGGCTGTTCATAGCCAATTACTTAGACCTAAATGATAGATTTTACTGGAAAGGTAATGCTTTTCTATGGAATATCACTGATTTTGAAAGAGAAAAGTAATGCGTCGGCCCTGGTCTGCTCCCAGAGACGAACGAATCTGGGGCCAGCTACGAGCGAATCTGGGAGCAGACGCGCTCGTAGCTGGCCCCAGACACGGTCGTCTCTGCTACCGCGGGCGCTAATAATTACTATGACGGATTTCCCTCTCCAGCTTTTTATTTCCACAAGTAACTTGACAAGCTTCAAGGCGGTTCTCCTTCTGTGTCTGTCACTTGGTGCGGAAAGGTCTTTGCAATGCCTCTCTGATTCCTTCTATGCTGTCGTTGAAATGGATGCCATGCGCTTCGATGGAGGCACAGTTCATCGTCAGGTTCCTTTCTTGGTCGCTGAATCTGTCGGCATCAGGCAATATCCATTCTGATGGTTTTCGGAACTTCATAAGGGCGGCGGCAGCGAGAAAGAGTTCGTAGCTGTTGACATTGTTGCCGCTACCAAAATTATAGATGCCTCTTGGCAAGGAAAGGGCTTTGTCGATATTTCTGACCACCTCCCATACGTTGGTCACGCCGCGAAATTCATGGATGGCCGCCTGGAGCGTTTTTCCCTCACGGGATGCCTTCTGCAAGTTTGCAAGGAGGTTGCTGTTCTGCTTCAGACAGGAATCTGGCAAATCGTACATCCATGTCAACCGTAGCCCGACAGAGTCGGGGAGATTACGTAACGTACGCTGTTCCGCCTCCAGTTTGTGCCAGCCATAGACATTGACAGGTTGGCAAACGTCTTCCTCTTTGAGCGGCCCTGAGGTCGGTGTGCCGTTATACACCTGGTCGCTCGACATAAAGACGAGTTTGGCACCTGTTAGTTTGCAGGCCTTCGCCAATCTCACCGTGCCTTGCACGTTCACTTTGTGTGAGTCTTCGGGATGTTGTTCGCAATACCAGGTATTGCTGAGCGCTGCACAATGAATAACTGCCTCCGGACGGTGTTCTTCCATGTATGTCTTGACGGCCTCTTCATGAGAGATGTTGAGTTCGCTGTGGGAAGGAAGTAACAGGTCGTATTTTTCTTTATAGTAGTGGGCCAGCCGGCTTCCCAGGAATCCGCTGCTGCCAGTGATGAGTAATTTTGTTTTCATCAAAGATATTCAAAAAAAACATTTGGGAATTTCAAATGTCCCTGTCGGACGATTTGAAATTCCCAAACATGATATTAAATAAGTGGTCAAAACAGTGTCTTACTTAAGACCCAATTTCTTTGCAATCTTAGCAGGGATGGCATGCTTGTTGATAAGGATATTCATGGTCTTGTAAGCAACGTATGGCTTAGACACATACCACAAGCCCTTGTATGGGCCGAAGACACCCCATGAGTTCTTCATCATGAAATATTCCTTGCCATTTTGGTCTTTTGCCAAACCATAGATGATCATACCGTGGTCGTCAGTGGTTTCCCAATTGTCGTAGCCCAACTGGCGCATTTCCTGAGTGATAACCTTTTCGCCCTTGGCATCTGCAGGAGTAACACCCTTGCCGTTTGTTCCAGTCCAGCGGGCAGCGTCTGAGCCAGTTTTGTCGGCAGCAGCCTTCGTGTCGGGAACGGTTGCGATGCCTTGGCGGCTGAATCCCTTTTCGCTGACGTCAGCACCCCATGCAAATGAGTAACCATTGCGAACGGCCTGATCCATCACTTCCATGAATTCGTCGAGCGGGAGGTTGTAGCTTTCAGCCCAACGCCAGTTGTCTTGAACTTCGATGATGAATTTGCTGTAGAACGGATAGTGGGTGAAGCTCGTGAGAGAAACGTAGTCGTCTGGATTCAATCCGAGGCTCTTGGCATAGCTCTGCGGCGTATATTCCTTGCCTTTGTAGGTGAACTTCTCAGGCAATTTGCCAAAGTAGTTTTCATACATGCAGTTCAAGTCTTTCTTCCACACAGGATTGATTTTCTTTGCATTGCTCTTGGCAATTGCTTCAACGTAGGCAGTTGTTACGTTGCTGAGCTGGTTGAAGTTGAACAAAGAGTCTCCATAAGGCGTGCCAGGTGCGGGCATGGCATCCTGCGGAACGATACCGTAGTTTTTCAAGCAATAGATGGCATCATAGAAAGATCCACCCTGTGAGAAACTTACGTCGCCGTGCGTACGGATTGCCTTGTCAGCGCGATCCATGTAGGTGTGGTAAACGAGGAATGATTCGCAGAGGTCGTGTTCTCCCTTGCCCATGCGGAGAAGTTCAGATTCAAGAAAGCCGAGTGAAGAATATGCCCAGCAAGTTCCGCTCTGGTTCTGGTCCTTTACGGGAGTGATGGGGTTTTCCTTGACAACGGTAAACACTGTGGAGTCTTTCTTTTCAGCTTGTGCAAAAGAAACTCCTGGCAATAGGCATAATGCCGCTGCAATAATGAGTTTTTTGTTCATTGGTTTTATTGTTTGTAAAATGTAATCGTTCTATTAGTAGATTGTAACGCAGGAGCATCCCGAAATGCAGAAA